CGCACTAAACAGCTCAGTGACCGTCGTGCCTAAGTCATTAATTACTCTATGGAGAGTATCATCCGCTATGTGAGTTTGAATGTTAGCGTTCGCAGGTTCCTTAGTGGCCAACCTGGCTATGATCTCTGACGCACTAAACAGCTCAGTGACCGTCGTGCCTAAGTCATTAATTACTCTATGGAGAGTATCATCCGCTATGTGAGTTTGAATGTTAGCGTTCGCAGGTTCCTTAGTGGCCAACCTGGCTATGATCTCTGACGCACTAAACAGCTCAGTGACCGTCGTGCCTAAGTCATTAATTACTCTATGGAGAGTATCATCCGCTATGTGAGTTTGAATGTTAGCGTTCGCAGGTTCCTTAGTGGCTAACCTGGCTATGATCTCTGACGCACTAAACAGCTCAGTGACCGTCGTGCCTAAGTCATTAATTACTCTATGGAGAGTATCATCCGCTATGTGAGTTTGAATGTTAGCGTTCGCAGGTTCCTTAGTGGCTAACCTGGCTATGATCTCTGACGCACTAAACAGCTCAGTGACCGTCGTGCCTGCGTCATTTATGATTCTATGTAAGGTAGCATCACTTATATGACTTTGAATGTTAGCGTTCGCAGGTTCCTTAGTGGCTAACCTGGCTATGATCTCTGACGCACTAAACAGCTCAGTGACCGTCGTGCCTGCGTCATTTATGATTCTATGTAAGGTAGCATCACTTATATGACTTTGAATGTTAGCGTTCGCAGGTTCCTTAGTGGCTAACCTGGCTATGATCTCTGACGCACTAAACAGCTCAGTGACCGTCGTGCCTGCGTCATTTATTATTCTATGGAGAGTAGCATCTGAGATATGACCAGTAACCGACGCGGCGTGGTTCGCCAAGGGAAGGGTATCTGTCGCTTCAAATTGTGCGAACTCGACGGGGGCGCCCGTGGGGGGGTTAACTTTAAGTGGGATTCTTTCAGCCATCAGCAAGCTCCTACTGGTATGTTGCTGATGGTAAGGTCAGCAAGGCGGAAGGGTATCTCCCCATTTATAGTGGGGATGGAGAACAATGTTCCCGCTGCGTCACGGACTGGGATACAGACATCCACAACGTTCTTCGTCCACTTGTCAGCGCCGAGCCCCACGAGCGTTTTACGGTACTCTGCCCTAGGATCAAGTTTATCATAGTACACCGCTGCTACGCTAGCGACGCCCGTGGGGGTGTCCACAGCCCCCAAAGGGGGACCATCCCCGCTCAATATTTGCACTTTGTCGATGTCAATTCCATACTGGAACTGTTCAGGACTAAGGGACATACACAGCACCTCGCGAAATAAAGTTGACCATTCTAACTAAGTTAGGTATGATGTTTACCATAAACCTCTCCCGACCCCCTTTAGCCCACACTATGTGGGCATTTTTTATCCAACCGTTATTTCCAAAATAGACACAACTAAATCGTTGCTGCTATTATTTTGCAGTGAAAATTCAATGTTCGACCCCACAACAACCACAAATGGCTCAAACAATAGCGGCGTCCCGGCGAAACTACCCGCCGTCGCCCCGACGCTCACGCCGTTATGTGTTGCCTTCACCGTAAAACTCTGCACATCCCCAGTCACTTGGTCTTCGACGGCGGTATGCCAGGTGAAGTTGACAGCGGTTGTCAATGGGGTGGATCTAATTATTCCCGTGAGCGTCGGGGCGATGGGGAGCGTCGTAAACGTATGCAGCGACGTACCCGGCGGACCTTGTGGGCCAGCCTCGCACTTCTCAACAACCTGAATGTCAGTGGCTTGCTCAACAACGGTGGTTTCGGTTTGAACCTCAACAACTTCAATGACTTGCTGTTCTTCAAGGACAACTTCAGAAGGACCAGCCTCGCGCAGAATAATATCTCCGCAATCCTCGACGGTTACGATAAATTCTTCAGTCTGAACTTCTAGTACTTCTGCCATAGGGACCCCCTAGATTGAATTTGTCGGGGCAACTTCGATAATCCCCTCAACCAGTAGGACAGTATCTCCAGAGGGAAGTGTCAAAAGTAGATCTTGGGGTCCATTTTGCCACGTTAGTACCGTCGTCGCGGCTGCATCAAGATAGTAGTCAATTGCCCCAGGAACCGCATCCAAGACTAGCGAGCCGTCATTGGTTGTGAAGGTGAGAAGTACTGTGTTAGACTTCGGCTCGGCTCTTACTTTGCTGATTGCGGAGCCTCCCGTGAGGGGTATAGGGGTGCCGGTGCTATCCTTATAAATAAGCCGTTGCCTAAAGGTGGCGCCCTGGAAGATTTTAAGATCGATATTGGCCGGCATTTTAAATCCCTTAAGAATACGGTAAGTGTTTGTTTGGTAGTATATCACTTCCGAACACAACACAACAGGCATTAGAAATGAAAAAACGAATAGGGTTTAAGGGGATGGTTAAGCATCCACGGTACGGCGCTTGGAGTGTTATGATTTATCGGTGTGACAATCCAAACCGCTGGGATTACAAACACTACGGCGCCAGGGGTATCAAGGTCTGCGACGCTTGGTATGACTTTCAGACCTACCTAGACGATACCAAACACTTAGATTTCTCAGACGGTATGTCAATAGATAGGATAGACAACGACCAAGGGTACTTCCCAGAAAATGTAAGAACCACAACCAAAACACAACAAGCGATCAACCAACGGGGAAGGAAAGATAATACATCAGGGGGTAGGGGGGTGGGTTGGAGTAGGCAACACAACAAATGGCGCGCTCGGATATGGATCAACGGGAAGCGTATCCACCTAGGGCTCTTCACTGATATCGACGAGGCTAAAAAAGCAAGAACCGCAATGTCCAACTACCGCAACCACATGTTAACCGCATACCCCACAGAAGGAGTAGACCATTGAACACCCACCCAGCAATTAAACCATCACAGAAATGGGCTCACATTTCAGGCGAAGCAAGCGACGAGACGATAATGTGCCTAGCAAACCTACACCCCAACATCACCATGCCCGCCATGGTAGTGACAATGAACGAACAAGGCTATATCATTGCTACCCCGCTGGGGGATTTCTTGAAATATATGATCGATGTGACAGAGGATATAATCTCATGAGTGAGAAAATGGCAGAAACTAAAAAACGGCGTGCGCGGAGTTTCCCTAACAGTTTTCTTAATAAAATTGTGAAGGATGACTCTCTAGCTGCAATGCGTCATATGCCCGACCAGAGTGTTGACCTTGTAATTACATCGCCCCCGTACAACCTAAAAAACTCATCAGGCAATGGGATGAAAGACGGCAGGGGAGGAAAATGGTCAAATGCAGCCCTTATCAATGGCTATGAAGAACATGACGACTGTATGCCACACGAACAATATGTTGAGTGGCAGCGTAGTTGCCTACAAGAAATGCTTCGAGTCACTAAAGATACTGGGGCAATATTCTATAACCACAAATGGCGGGTACAAAAAGGGCTTCTACAGGATAGGCAAGACATTGTATCTGGCTTTCCTGTACGACAAATAATTGTTTGGAAAAGAAAAGGGGGTATAAACTTTAACCCCGGCTATTTCTTACCTACCTTTGAGGTCATTTATTTAATAGCCAAAAAAGATTTTAAACTTGCTCCTAAAGCGAATGCGCTAGGTGACGTTTGGGAAATACCTCAAGAATTTAAAAACGAACACCCCGCACCATTTCCTATAGAGCTTACCGATAGAATAGTAACTTCTTGCCTAGGTGATACCGTACTTGATCCATTTATGGGATCTGGAACAACCGCTATATCTGCCATTAATCACGGTTGGAATTATATAGGCATTGAATTATCAGATAGCTACTGCAAAATGGCTAGGCAACGGGTTCAAAACCATAAAAAGAGCTAAACAAATCAGGAGGAAGGCCATATCATTGCCACCCCGCTGGGGGATTTCTTGAAATATATGATCGATGTGACAGAGGATATAATCTCATGAGTGAGAATGCAAATGAAGAACGAATAGCGGAGTTGGAAAGGTTGATTAAGATCACCAACAATAGAGCCATATATTTAGAAGGGCTACTGGCAGACGCGGCAAAACTTCTGGTGGAGGTTTGTCAGAGGGTTGACACACTTACCCACGACGTGGCGGAGCTAACACGATTGATGGGGGATGATGGGAAATGATTGGCTTCTGGTTAAGTACAATAAGTATTGGGGCGGTATTGGCATGGATATTTTACATGCATTTCAAAGGAGGCAGCGATGGCGATAAGAGTTGATTCAGAATATGGGGTGCGACTTAAGCTTAGGCGTGAGGAAACTAACATAAGTCTCTTCGCAGTTTCCAGATACCTAGGAAAGTCTCCACAGTACGTGCGTGAGTTGGAGGCGGGGAATATCGATGTGATATCCAAGAAAACAAGTAATTGCCTTGACGCAATCTTCAATCCAGATCTCCCAGAAATACTTCGTAAATTTATGGAGCTTCCAGCGAAAGAATTTTCGGAGATAAAAACTCTCATAGACGACATTCATACGGTGAAACATGGGCCACCCCCGCCAAAAAAAGATGACTGAAGAAGAGAGAATGTCCCCACCCATCATCAACTTGGTGGGGGTATGGGTTGGCATCCTTGAAGTGTGTGAGTTTGCGGGGCGAGATCAAGTGGGGCGTGTGCTGTACAAAGTTCGCTGCAAATGTGGTTCAGTGCGAACACTCCACGGGTTTCTGTTGGCGCGAAAAAAAGTATCCGACTGCGGGTGCTTGTCCAGCCGACGCGCAAAGTACGAAGCGGCGCAGCGTCGTGTCGAAGCATTTGACACAACCACCCCCATCTCCGATCTCGGAATTTGGGAGAGCTATGTTTCGGATCGAACGCTTATCGCCTCTTGGAATGCTGAGTTTGGAGAGGATCGCAGCGACGTAAGGGAGGCACAAGATTGGATAGCTAAAGTTCGTAGATGCCAGGAGCTGCTTAACAGCGGAGATGCACACCTTCAACACCAAACAAAAAAGAAACTATTTAAACTTTTGGAGAAAATAAAATGAACGTACAAATAATATCTCACTTCACCAACCCAGCGCATAAGATTCCAAAGTACGCAACACCTATGAGCGCTGCGGTGGACCTTCGTTTATATTTGGTAGAGGACGGGGCTACAAAAACATTAGAGCCTGGAGAATCTTCGATGGCTAGCTTAGGAATCCAACTAAACATGACGCGTGACATTGCCGCCTTTATCTTCCCCCGATCGGGGCTAGGATCAATAGGGGTAAGTGAGTACGGCGAAGGTGCCGGGCTAGTGATCACCAACGGGGTGGCGGTGATTGACGCAGACTATCACAGGGTGCTATTCGCTCCACTAGTAAACCGCACCGCCGAGCCGTTGGTGCTGGCGCACGGGGATCGTATTTTGCAATTAGTTTTTATGCCGGTCGTGCGTGCGGAATTAGAAGAGGTTGATAGTTTTGACAACCCGTCGGCACGTGGCGGGCTAGGCTCGACGGGGATAAAATGATGGACGCTGACAAAGACGATCTTTTGAAAAGCCTGTGGGCGCTGATGCAGGCATGTAAAAAGTACCCAATAAAAGTAACCATAGGTGGGCTTGAGAGATCCTACATCCCACTGGCGGTAGGGGAGCTAAACAAAAGAGTGTTGGAGATCGCAACACACAAAGCGCTACTACTGCCCATCCTCTACCACCAAGCTAATACGGTTCTGGAGGTACGCCACGACGAGCACGACGCAAATAAAGTAGTCCAGGCAATGACTGATAGGATTATCTTAATAAAGAATATATTCTTCCCAGCGATAGACATCATCAAGAATTCAGAGGACGAACAGCACATAGCTGAGATAGCGGAGAAGTGTGTCTTGGGAGCAAAAAAACTATTAGAGGACTACGTAAATGATTAAGAGAGAAGATATACAAGTGATAGAGACCACCGACGAAGTGACGGGGGATGTTACCGTAAAAGCCGCATTGGCATTTACCTGTATGAAACATCTATCAGGCACAAGTGTTACAGCGGCGAATATTGACGTGGTGAATATCGCTAAAGAAGAGGCTGTCAGCAACATACAAAACCACATTCACGAGGATATTATTCGCAGACTATTAGACATCCGAAATCTAGTGCTACAAATGCCAACACACACTAATGCGGATAAACTAACAACTATACAAACCATTCGTGTCCTAATCAAAGAGTTAGAGGAATGACTGAGAGAAGAAAATTCGTGAAGATCGGCGCGGCGACGATAGCGACGTTGCTCAGCAAACCCGTACTGGGAGGCAATACCTGCTCCCCATCCGAAATGTTGTCGGGGAATCTTTCTTCCCCGACTCAACAATGCCAACGACAAGCCAAAGGGGGTGGTGTATGGAAATTATAGAAGTGTGTGGGCACGCAGGGGGCGGGAAAGATTATTGGGCAGCACGACAAATAGAAAAGGACGCAGAGCGAGGCATTAAGAGTGTACGGTGTGGCTTCGCGGATGGAGTTAAGGATTATTGCTCCACTTATTTTGGTATAACTAAGGAGGATGTTATATGGGTAAATTTTAGTTATGACGTGTTTTTGATGGTGAAAGACGAGCTGTGCGACATGGATGATCGGTTCTACGGGGTGGAGCCAGTTACTTGGCGCAAGCTATTTGACAGAGTTATGGCTGCATACAAAAACCCAACCCCAGAAAACCTACGCCAAGTGTTGGTGTATTTCGGCACAAACGTGGTGCGAAATGAGGTGTGTGGCGGATATTGGGTAGATGAGTTGTGTGGTGTGTTGAAGTACATGACAGCCCAAGGGGGCATCGACAAAGTTTACATCGCGGATTGGCGCTTTCCCAATGAAGATCTTACGAAATTTGGTAGCGTAGCACACTTGGGAATCCATCGCGTTCGAGTCAACACACCACTTGACGTGCGGATTCAGCGCCTAGGGTACGACGCTAGCGGCGCCCCGTCGGAACAATTTATCGACCAGTTGGAAGTTGACGAAGAGGTGAGTGGAAATGAATAATACAATATTCTGGACAGTACTGGCGCTCATAGAAGGGGGGATTGCCATCTGGTTTTTATGTATGGGGAGCGTGGGGGGGTATGTAGCAGCATCGATAATGTATTTTACCTTCGGCACCTTCGCCGCAGTTCAGTATCATGTGAACGTCCATGGACTGGAATGGCATAACCGACGTCGAAGTGGAGCCAGCGATGATTCCTGGGTTCTTTACATTGGGGGAGGCTATGCGAATCCACAGCATCCCCCTCTCTCTAAAAAAGTTATTAAGGAGGTGGTAAGCCAGTACGATATAGAGTGGAGGTACGTCTGGAGGGAGTTCGGAAAGGTGAAAGTGTATGACGTCGCTGACGTCGCTCACGTCGCTCAGTGGGTATTGATAACTGCCCAGCCAACGAAGCCCGGAGGGAAATATTTCACCTCCCCATTGTTGGTTGGGATTCGATTTAAAATTATAAGAGAGGTTGAGAAATGAGAACACAAACTTTCAATATGTGCGATGATTGCTACCACCTTGTGGGCGAAATGTGCCACGAACCAGAGTGCATCTTCTGTCGCAAAACTATGAAAGAGGTCAGTAAAATTTTAGACGTGCTGTACATCAGACCGATCATGGACGGGGTGCAACGAGATTTTGAAATGGAAGACCGTAGAGATTTTGGGAAGTCACAGAAATGATCCTAACAAAACTAACTCCGTTACTGGTATGGGCCGTGGGTCTTATTTTATGCATCGTAGTGGCGTACCTCGCGGCGACGTGGAGAGATTGAAATGCGGAAACGATTTAGAAGACCAAAAGTCACGAAGAACCAACTAAAGGTGTGGTGGGGGAGGGGTCACACAGATGCCGCCCCAGATTTACAGGCAGGTTGGGGTGCTAAGATCTGCGTACAAGACGCACATCTCATAATGAACTCATTGGCGGGGCCACGTTATGGGGCTGGTACTGGAGAGCAAAGACCGAGCCTACTTGATGAATTGCGTGAAAGAGGATATGATCTAGAGACGATTAAGTTCTCTATTGAAAAACTACCATCCGACGAGGTGCCCGATGAAACCGACTACTTTAAACTGTCATAGGTATGGAAAAATAACATTTGGCACAGGGAGGTATGTGGAGGTCTCTATGGGCCACTGGAACACATCGGTGGAGGTTAAATATGTCAAAACTCTTTTGGAAGGGGTTGACTTTATGTTGGAGCACCTACACAAGAGTGGGGTGTTCGACCACGACGACCGCCGAACACACTCTGGGCTTTTAGTCTTTCGAGCTAACGTCGTACAGAAGATGGGGGGGTCGATTGTGGCGCTTCAATCCTCTGGAGAACGTCTTGTGTTGCCATGCTCTGCGGCCAACTGAACCTGTATCTTTGATATTTTCTCTAAGAGCGCGGAATTGTTGGTATTTATTTCTCCAAGTATGATCCGATAGTCGGCGCTCTGAGTCTCCCGAATGTCCTCTATTTTATCCATAATATCTTTATGATTTTTGTTAAGCTCTTCTCTAGAGGCAAACGTCTTAGATATGAGCTTAACATCTTCTAAGACGTTTGATGTGATATACCCCCCAACACTGACCAGACCAATCCCTAAGAAACTCAGCCCAGCTTTTACCGCTATCTCTCCCGTTGTCACAAGCATCCCCCACCCCATCAAGTAATATTAGTAGTTAATACTATACTTAATTACTAGTCTATTATCAAAATATTTGGTATACCTTTTGCAAAATCCCGTGCCAAATGCCCATGTAGCTTGGTTTGGGCGACCCCACTGCTCACCACCCCCACACTATCTAAATTCCCAGCCAGATATTTGTGCTCTCCCAACCCAATAGCCACGCACCCTTGGAGCTGAGAGGCGACGTTAGCGACGTGAACCAGGCAAGCAAATCGACTCTCTTCTTTGAAATAATCAGGGATTTCATATTGATGTTGAAAAACTTTAAGGCGGTGGTTGACGATTGCCCAGGCATTTCTCTTCGATCCGTTGTGGGACACCAAGGTGTAAGTGCCGGTGGGGATGCAGGATATATATTTTTGGTTGTCGCGCCAGGGCTGCTCTACGCTTGCGAAGTTCTCCACTTCCGTAATGTGTGTTGGGAGACATTCACATACAGACAACCTACCGAGGGTGCCAAATTTATCGGTTGAGAACTGTCTTTTTAAGGTAAGTAACATAGCATTGACCTTTGTGGTTGTTGTGTGGTATTGTGCGGGTATGAAAATAACAGTAGATACAAGCGATACCATGGCAGCTTCCATTTTAGCTTTACTGGAGCGGCAAATCAATTGCAATGAGATATATGTCGAGGCGGTCCTATATGACTACATTCGGTACATCTGGTGTGGCGATCCTTTTTGCGAGACTGGAATTAGGCTCACTGGCAGCACAATGTCCTACCATAAGATCCCAGTGATTAAGGTTAAAAAGAAACACCAAAATGTAGATGTTGTGAGGATGGGGGATTTGGAATGAGCAAACCTAAACGAACAGGATTTAGGGGGATGGGGAAGCATCCACGATACGGCGTTTGGAACGATATGATCAATCGGTGTGACAATCCAAAGTGCTGGAATTATAAACACTACGGCGGCCGAGGGATTAAAGTGTGCGACGGATGGTATGATTTTTCAACATACCTCAAAGACACAGAGCGTTTAGATTTCTCAAATGGGCGAACGATTGATCGCATAGAGAATGATCAAGGGTATTTTTCAGAGAACGTAAGGACGGCCACACAAACCCAACAAGTGACCAACCAACGAATGAAGAAGTCAAACTCCTCAGGGGCTGAAGGCGTGTATTGGGACGAGCACGCCAACAAATGGCGTGCTCGGATAAGCATCAACGGAAAGCGCACCAACCTCGGGCTCTTCACCGACCTCGACGACGCGACGAAAGTGCGTCACGCATGGGAATACTACCGCCACTACCTAATACACCCAGACGCCACACCGCCAACTAAACCAATGAGTACTTCGACACCTTGTCTTGGTATTGAACCATCGAATGATTCTTTATCGTCGGATATTGACTCTGAAATCCAGCTCGTACCCAATCCCAAGCCGACGGATACTTAACGATTTTGTTTTTAAGAATCAACCTAGGCTTAGCAATATGTTTAAAAAGCGATAGCCGGAAGGGGAGCCTTGGCACAGGGTCGAGTAAATTTACGTACCGGACGAATTCGATATCCGAATTTTCCATGATTTCATCAGCACTATCCTGGTGAAAAACTCTTGGACTGCCATAGGAATAAACCCGTGAAACAGACACCCCCTCAGATTCCAACGCTAGGCCAGCGATCTGCGCGAGTGCGCCGCCCAATGAATGACCAGACAGAACAAATGGTCTGTCTGGCATCTTGGAAATAAACTGCCACATGTGACGCTTCACGGATTCGAACGCATTAATAAAACCTTGGTGCCCGAGGTACGGACCAAACTCTCCAAAACTAGAATCCAGATTTGTACGCCAATCTTTAATGTTCGCCTCCGACCCACGGAAAATGATCTGATGATAGTCAAACCCATCAACCGCCGAAAATATAAAACCTTGGGTATCTGTGGATCTGTTCTCAATAAGCTTACCGCCAATCTGCTGAAGAAGATTATCTTCATACGACAAATTTGCTAAAGTACTCATGCGGATGGTAACATAGCTCATCCTAAATCTCCATTTAATACTCGTGTGGGATCATTTTACCACAAACAATAATTCCACAGGACAATTTTATGACTGAGGTTTCACAACAGCTAACCGTGATCACGCAAGATTGGCAAACCACAATACTAGAAGATTTAGAGAAACGGAAGATACCACCTACCAAATTAACAACCACGTGCCGGATGGTGTCCCCTGAAGAGACCAAAGAGATCACCAACTTCAAACACCCGTCGCTAGAATTTATCTACCGAGATTTCAACGGCCTGGAAATCCCTAGTGGGAATAGATACAAACTATATATCCCCGACGAAGTGCGGGCAAAGTCAAAGAAACGCCTCCCAAAATATATGGGGGTGAAAGACGCGGAGCCGCAGCTATATCTTTCTCCACTACTTTCACAAAAAACTACCTGGGAAGAAGTCTCTAAGGATGTTTCCAAAGACATAATTATTTCAGAGGGAGAGTTCAAAGCAATAACAGCAACGATGTTTGATTTTATCGTTGTATCTATCTCGGGGGTGTGGTCGTTCATGTCCACCAAACATGAGATGCCATTTCTTCCAGCACTGAATGAAATAACTTGGGCGGATGGATCTAGCCGACGGGCGGTGTATTTGTCGTTTGACGCCGACATCCACACAAATGCTAATGTGTACAAAGCGCTTCATACGTTGGCCTCTCAGCTCACGGCAAGAGGGGCGAACGTTTATATCTCGGTCGTGCCGGTGCTGGATGGGGATAAAGGGACTGGGCTAGATGATTTCCTAATCCACCCATCCGGCGGACCTGACAAATACGAGAAGATGTTGGCGGAAGCTCCCGCGTTTGCGTGCTGCGAAACGTTGATCCAGCTCAATCAGGAAGTTAGCTACTTACAAAACCCCGGTCTGGTCATCCGCCGGGACACAGATAGAATGGCCAAGGCTTGGGATTTTTGCGGACACCAATACTCAAACAGATACTACTACGAAACGACGCAAAAAGGCGCACTGATAAAAAAGAAAGCGGCGCCAGCGTGGCTGGATTGGGAGGGAAGAAGTGAGCTGGCTGGGCTAACATACGCCCCAGGAAAGGATAAAATCCTACCTGGCAAACATTGGAACCTATGGAGTGGGTGGGGGGTGGAGCCGGTACAGGGGTCAATAGCGCCCTGGACTAAGCTGCTTGATTCGGTGTTCAAAGGGAGCGTGCGCCATCGTACTTGGTTCGAGCAGTGGGCGGCGTTTCCTCTACAAAATCCGGGTATTAAACTGTTTACTGCTGTGGTAATATGGGCAGCTCAGCAGGGGAACGGCAAAACATTGATCGGCAACACATTGGGAATGCTCCACGGGGCGTCGGGCACGACGCACAATTACATCGAAGTTGGTAATGCGGAATTACACTCGTCATTCAATCAGTGGGCCAAAAATAAAACACTAATTCACTGCGACGAGATAACCGGCACCGACAACATGACCCGCCATGATCGATTCAAAAAACTTATCACACAAACAAAACAACAAATAAACGAAAAAGGTATTGGGGGATACGAAATTCCAGACTGCGCCGCGTGGTACTTCACGTCAAACAACCCAAACGCACTCTACTTGGAGGCTATGGATCGTCGATTCTTTATTTGGGAGTTGATCGGCGCGTTGCCTGAAGAATTTTTCTTCGAAGAATATGGGCCGTGGTTGGAAGGTGGAGGGCCATCGCACCTAATGTACCACCTAATGAACCTAGATTTAACAGGGTTCAACCCCCATGCTCGTGCTCCACACACCGCGTTTAAACAAGCAATGATCGAAGACTCCAAAGGCATCGCAGCCAATTGGATAATCAGGCTAGGAAATTTAGATAACGACCTTCTGAGTGGCGTACCGCCAGAGTGCGACCTATTTACCGCCCACCAGCTACTTACCGTGTTCAAAGCGACGGTGGATGACAGCGACCATGTTCACGCAGTCACGTTTTCTAATCTTCTGAAAAAGACAGGCTTTAGGCAATTGCCCCCCATCTTGATGCACGGCCACCCAACTAGATTGTACGCCGTAAGGCAGCCACAATATTGGTCGAGTAGAGTAGAAGCTGATATAGATACTGCGAAAAAAGAAATAAAAGCGCACTTCACACTTCATTTCCCAGACCATGGGAGAGCTTAGAATGAACATCCAAGAAATGATAGAGGCATTGGCCGCTAAAAAAGAAGCATTAGACGCCAATGTTAAGGCGGGGAAAATATTACAAGAGGAATATAACGAGCTGGAAACGAAGCTAGTGGGCGCAATGCTCCGCGCTGGCGTCGATACGGCGGGTAGTGGGGGGTTGACGTTCAAGAGGACTATTAAATTTCAACCGAAGACAACTAGCTGGGAGGATCTATACACACACGTGGCCGCGACAGGGGAGTTTGATTTGTTGCACAAACGCCTAAGTTCAACGGCCTGCAACGCACGATGGGGGGAAGAACATGAAATACCTGGAGTAGAGAAGTACCGGATGGAGAAGTGGGAATTGTCTAACAAATGAGGAATCAAAAAATGTCTGAAGAAATCGTAGCCATACGTGACATAGAGAGTGTCGTGGAAAGTGAGTTTTACTTCCAGCCAGGCGGCACAACATTGACTATCTGCGTACTAACGACTGTGGCAGGGTTTCATGTGACAGGGGAGAGTGCTTGTGTTTCCCCTAGTAATTTCGACAAGAAAGAGGGGGAGGGCTTATCTAGGAAAGATGCAATACGGAAGTTGTGGGAGTTGGAAGGGTATTTACTAACAAACAAACTGCATGAGGAATCAAAAAATGTCTGAAGAAATCGAAATGAAAAGTCAAGTAGTAGCAATTGAAGACGCACCAATAAACGACGCGGCGGCGTGGGGAGCGGCGGCACCTGCGGATGCCATTGTTAAAGAAGAATCGTTTACCAAGATCACTATCAAGAACGGCAACCTACGTTTCGACGATACTGTGTTGGGCAATGATGTTAAGTTTGTGGTAGTGGCAGATCGAATTGAGCGTGCGTATTTCTCTGGAAGCTACGATCCCAAGGAAACGTCGGCACCAGAGTGCTTCGCCATCGGGATGACAGAAGTGGGCCTTAGTCCACACGAAAACTCTTCTGACAAACAACACGACTCATGCGAAACATGTCCAATGAACCAATGGGGTAGCGGTGATGGGGGGGAAGGTAAAGCGTGTAAAGAGCGTCGCCGATTGGCGCTTGCACCCCCTCCAGGCGACCGTCCACTCAATGGATTGGAGGCACTGATCGGGATGACACTCCCCCCAACCAACTTGAAATATTTTCGCAAGTACAAAACAACGCTCAACAGCATCCATCAGCGCCAGATGTTCAGTGTTGTGACTAGCTTCAAAGTCATTGAAGAAGGCACCTGGGAAGTCGTCGAGCCGTCGCTTGCAGGGGGTTTGTCCCAGGAAAATATCGCGGGGGTTGTAAAACTGATCGAGCGTTCGAAGGAAATGTTGGATCAGCCATACCAACCAAAAGAAGCCGGTGCCACTAAGAAGCCAAAGAGCGACGATGCGCCGATCACTGGGTCGCGTCGTAAACTAAACGCCCGCGCCTAACAATCAACCGGACAGGGACGTCCATTTTTAGGAGAGGTTTGTGAGCAGAACACTAATAACAGCAACCGTAGATTTCGAAACCTTCAAAATAGAAGGTAGAGAACATCCTGCCCCCATCCCAGTGGGGGTGGCTATTTATGCGCCGTTGGAAGATCCGGTGTATTATTCTTGGGGACATCCTTATGGCAACAACTCAACTAAAGAGGAGGCATACGAAGCACTTAAGGCGGTCTACGACCGTTGGCCCATACTTTGCCACAATACTAAATTCGACTTCGACGTGGCAAACGCCCACATGGGGATGCCACTCCTACCGAAGCATGGGTACCACGAAACGATGTTCTTGGCGTTCGCCAACAACCCACACGAACTAACTTACAGCTTAAAACCTTTGGCAGATAGATATCTAGACATGCCACCGGAAGAACAAGCCGCGGTCTATGAGTACATCAACAACCACGTATTCACCTCCGAACCCAAGGGGGAGGGGGAAGTTCAGGTGTGCCAAATGGGTAAGCCAGAAGGTTGGCACCACATCCCCCCATCCATGAATGGCGCTTTTATCGCATACGCTCCAGGGGATTTAGTTGGGCAATATGCGGTTGGCGACGTTGTTCGAACATCGGACCTGTTTGATCTTTGGTGGCCTGAAATAATCGCTAAAGGGATGGGTGCGTGGTATCAGATGGAGCTTGATTTGATGCCTATTCTCTTGGAGAATGAGCGTGAAGGAGTGCGCGTCGATGCGTCGGGGCTACGCGACGAAGTGGTGCGACTAGAGACAGATCTTGAAATCGTAAATAAATGGCTTCTCAATCGGCTAGGTGACATCAATCTTGATTCTGGCAATCAAGTTGCCGACGCGATGGAGAAACTTGGTGTCGTATCGGAATGGAAACGTACCCCGAAGGGGAAGCGCAGCACGAAGAAGGATGATCTAGTTGAGTGTTGTTCTGACATTGACTTGGTTAACGTATTCCGCCATCGAAATATCCTAATCTACAACCTTCGAACGTTCTGTCGTCCTTGGCTGGCCCAGCTCGAAACAACGGGAGATAGAATCCACACGAGTTGGAATCAAATCAGGGGTGAAGGCGGGGGCGCTCGGACAGGACGCTTGTCGGGGAATCCAAACTTCTTAAACGTACCTAACCCAGCTAAAGCCCCTACACTACCGGAAGACCTTAAATCCCAGGGAGTTGCGCATCTACCCTTCCTACGAAACCAAATAATCCCGGATGATAGCGACAGTGTTTTATTAGGCGTTGATTTTTCCGCACAAGAGATACGTATCTTAGCACATTTCGAAAAAGGTAGTTTACTGGATGGGTATCTAGCGAACCCAGGACTCGACGTGTACCAAGATAGCGCAGATCAATTGAAGGCTAAGGATGGGGTGGTAGTATCTAGGAAAGAAATGAAGGTGATATTCCTAGCAGTTCTCTACGGTATGGGGCTGGCGTCACTAGCGAAGGCCCTTGGCACCACAAAGGATATTGCTAAAGGGTTTATGGATGCGTTTCTAAGCTCACGCCCCGACGTGGCGGCGTTGAAGAAGCGCACGTCGAGAGGTCGAGAGATTATTACAATGGGGGGAAGGATTCATCCGGTTGAGAAGCCTAAAATGATTGACGGAAAGATGCGGACGTTCGAGTATAAGTTGTTGAATGCGCTAATTCAGGGGTCCGCCGCCGTGATGACTAAGTGGGCCATGATACAGTATTGTAGGAATAAACAGCACGGAAGGTTGGTGTTGAGCATACACGATGAGTTGATGATCAGCGTTCCAAAATCTAATTGGGAAAGTGAGTTAGTTATTTTGAAGGATGCCATGGAAGATATGAGCGCGTTCGAGTTCTCTGTGCCGGTTACAACCGATGCGGCGATGAGTGATAAATCCTGGGGGGAGATGGTTGAGCTATGAAAATTGAGATCCCAGATAACGACGTGCTCGCCGTGACTAAGTTTCTACAACTGCCCCCCGTTAAAAGAGAGGTGCTATCCAACAGAATTTTTGAAGTATGGGATGATCTTTACTATTGGAAAGATCCCCCACAACAACGTCTTGATTTCACCCAAGGAGAAAACTAAATGCAAAAATTAACTGCGTGGTCCTATTCTGCATACAATACATATCAGACATGCCCACGACAACTAGCGTACAACAAAGACAAGTCGCTCAAGAAGCCTAAAAACGTACATCTACAGAGAGGCATCGACGTTCACAAAGAGTGTGAAGATTACTTGAAAGGCATACTACCAGAGCCGTCCGACTCTATGGCGCAGTTAGATAGAGACTTTAAGAAACTGAAAGAGTTGGAGCCTTTGTCAGAAATTCAATGGGCAGTGGACGAGAATTGGAACGAGACTTCTTGGTTTGATAAGAGCACTTGGTGCCGTAGTATCGCCGATGCGGCGTATGAAGTAGATGATACCACACTTACGATTATTGACTTCAAGACCGGCAAGATTCGTGACTCATATGTTCTTCAACTGGACCTAATGGCGACGGTAGCTATGTCTATCATCGACGTTGAGTTTGTGCGCCCTGAGCTTTGGTTCCTAGACCAAGGGGAAATACGCAAAGGGCGGGGGGAAGGCAAAGTCGCGGTGTTTTCCCACAAAGAGTTGGGAGAGTTGCGAGAACAATGGGAAGAACGGGTAGAGCCGATGATGAACGATACAACGTTTGATCCTAAACCTAACTTCCTTTGTGGTTGGTGTGATTATTCAAAGGACAAGGGTGGGCCGTGCCAGTTTGGTGGGGGCAAGTGATGGGATACTTACTAATCGCTTGTCTTCTCGCCTATGTCATAGGCACTGGGTTTATTTTTTGGTATGTTTGGCACGCGATGCGGGACGTCCTAAACCATGGCGATAAGAGAATCTAAAATTGAAAAGGATTTCGGTGCGTATATAGAGTCTTATGGGGGGATGTTCTTGAAATGGAAATCCCCCGGCTTAGCGGGTGTGCCGGACCGTATCATACTGCTCGACGGTCGCGTTGCCTTCTTCGAGATGAAAGCAATAAACGGGGTGCGCAGCCCCATGCAGATCTATGTACACAAAGAAATGCGAAAGCGTGGTATCGTCGTGTACGTACCCACGTCGCTCGCGGAGGCAATTGAAATGTTTGGGAGGTTTCGTGCAGAAAATACCACAAATAAATTTTCACAAATACCAAGAGAAGGCGATTAGTTTTCTTCTTGGGCAGGGGTGTGGGGGGTTGTTTCTTTCCCCAGGACTGGGCAAGTCGCCTATTACGTTGGAAGTTATTGCAGAGCTTCTTGACAAGAAAAAAATACGTAAGACTTTAATAATCGCCCCTCTTAGGGTGGTGTATTCCACGTGGCCAACGGAGATAAAAAAATGGCTAGACTTTGAGGATCTAACCTACACTATTTTACATGGGACACAAAAAGACAAAAACTTAGAGAAGGATGTTGATATCTACCTCATGAACCCAGATGGGCTCTCGTGGCTCATACGCACACTAGACCCGACGGGGAAGAAGAAAGAAATCGAGCACAAATTCGATATGCTCGTTATCGATGAGTCAAGCCAGTTCAAACACACCAACACCGCACGGTTCAAACTTCTTAAGAAAATACTAAACGACTTTAGAAGGAAAACAATCCTAACCGGCTCCCCCGTGGCCAATGGATATCTTGGTATTTTCGGCCAAATTTACATACTTGATCAAGGACTAAGCTTGGGTCGATATATAACCCATTTCAAAAACAAGTACTTCACGCCATCAGGATATGAAGGATATACATGGACGATTCAGCCCGATGGGGAGGGAAGGATTTTAAAAGCGATCGAGCCTTACGTGATGCATATGTCGGCAGAGGATTTTTTGGAAATGCCGGAACTCATCTATGTAGACCGCAAAGTTGACCTACCTCCCGCCGCGATGAAGATCTACCAGGAAGTTAAGAAAGAGCTGATATCCTCCATAGGGGAGGAAGATCTCGTCGCTGGCTCAGCAAGCGTCGCGTCGATGAAATGTCGTCAGATCGCAAATGGGGGTGTGTATTTAGTGTCTGGTGATGTGGAATCCGTGCGCCATATCCACGACGAGAAGACGAAAGAACTTCGCTCGTTGATCGACGAACTCGAAGGTAGCCCCGCTCTCGTCGCTTACGAGTTTAAGCACGATTTGGCACGCATTAGGAAGGAGTTTGGAGAAGATATCCCCCATATTGGCAGTGGAGTGTCGCCGAAAGATACAATGCAGATTGTGGATGATTGGAATGCGGGCAAGATCTCCGTGTTGGTTTGTCACGGAAAGTCCATGGCGCATGGGTTGAACATGCAACAAAGCGGAAACGCTGTTATTTTTTATTCAATCCCGTGGGATTTGGAAACCTACGAGCAATTGATACGTCGTGTGTATCGTCAGGGGCAAAAGAACAGAGTTTTTGTGTATCATATTGCGGCAAGAAATACCGTCGATACTACGATACTGAGATCACTTAAGGAGAAGGACAACACCCAGAAGGGATTCTTAAATTGGTTGAAAGAAGAGATTGAGGAGTGATATTAGATGAAAGAAAACTACTTTGTGTACAACGCGCCCTACGGAGAATATAACTTCCACGCCACACTTGCTGATGCGCTAGCTGACGCACGTGTGTGCGTAATCGACTGTCTCGACGTAGGTGAGTGGGATGAGGAAGTTGGCAATATTTATGTGGGAGAGGTTTCCCATCGTGTAGTCCCCGTAAATGTCACTGAGCGTCCCCCGGAAGAAGAGCTAGATGAAGAAGGATATGATGAGGAAGGTGACTATTGGGGGGATGGCATTAGTCACCGATGTAATTATGTGCTTGAGGGGGTTGAAAGTGAAAAGAGAACATAATACTGAAAACACACAGTTTGCCGGTGGATTTTGCGAAGTCTGCGAACTCCCCCCTGAGCAATTTACTACTGACTGTCTAGGGAGCGTCGTACCCGACGTTTACAAAGATTTGGTAGTATGGGGTGGACTAGATTACGTCGCTGGCGAATGGGTGAGGATAGATAAATGAAAAAGAAACAAATGATAGAGACCGCTACAGTCTGCGGGAAAACGATTACAATTGACGTCGCTGCTTTGGTGTCTGGGGAGTCGATGTACTTTAACGCGACTGAGATTGCTAAGGAGTTTGGTGTAAGGCTTGATAATTTTATGGTTATGCAATCCACACTTGAATATATAACCCTACTTTCTAACTCCCTAGATAGTAGTGATTTAGAAATTGTGGTTACTAAGAAGGGAAAATATGGAGGGACATGGTTGCATCAAGGATTAGCTCTTAAGTTTGCGCGATGGATTAGTGTTGCGTTTGAGTTCCATCTTGATCGGTGGATCGAAGCACGCCTAAAGGAAGAGCAACTGAGATCTGATGATCGACAAGCGTCTCGCCTAGAATGGCCAGAAATGACGGCTGCCATCACTGCGGCACATAGTGAGCCAAAGTTTTATCACTACAGTACGGAAGCTGACTTGATTAATAGAATCGCACTTGGTATGACATCTAAGCAGTTTAAGGCTCTGATGGAGTGTGGCAACGTGCGGGATGTCTTAGATGCCGTACAAATTAAGAAAGTCAAGGCACTTCAACGGCTGAACACTTCCATGATTGAGCTAGGAATGAGCTACCAAGATCGGAAGTTGAAACTTAAAGAAAGATTCCCTACCCCCATGGAGTCCCAGGAATGAATCCACATATCTTAAACGTAACAAACGGGGATTATACCAAACTAAAACACATGCTTGGCGTATCCACTCACACACCAAAGAGCCAATGGGGGTATCGAAATAGATATTGTGCGCCCAACACGGGCCAAGACTTCTTATCGATGCAGCGACTACTTCTCGCTGGATTTGTTGAGCGTGGTTCGGTGGGGGAGAAGAATACTTTCTTCCACGCTACTATAGAAGGGTGTAAAGCAATTGGGCTCAATGAGAAACAAATTAAAAATGCGATGGAGAGTTAACGATATTTTAATATACACCTCTCATAATGATCACACTTACTTAGAACAAGTAAGCAACTAACCCAAAAAAGGCAATTTAAAAATGAACAAAGCAACACTCGCAGTAGCAGGTATCGCATTAGCAACTTCAATGTCAGCCGTAGCAACGCCAGTCACCGTCGCCGGGATCACATGGGATCCCGACGCTTTTTTGGACTTCAGTTCACAAAACACGTTGTTTGTGAACGACCTTACAAATGTGGGCGACGTGGCGACGGGCACCGGGAAAGTAACAAACATCAACGGAGGGTCGAACTTTGGCACAAACGAACTGACGTACCAATTCGGCGGGTATCAAATAGCCACACTGACAGGGAACAATGCAACTTTTATAGGTGGGTGGGTAAATTTCTACTCGGACGCCAGCAACAATTTCGATTTCCAAAACGCGGGCACTGCGACAGACGGTTCCCTATTCCTATCATTAGTGGCCCGCAACACCGGTTCAAGTACGCTGACTGGCACCCTTGCCACCTTGAATCAGGACGGGAACGCACAAGGCGTCTTAGATGTAGTTGGTGGCTTGGCTAGTACTTACTTTGATACTAACTCAATGTTCTCCGGCGGTGACTTAGAGTTTACAGCGTCCTGGAATAAATTCCCAAACGGTGGCACTACCCCCGATGGATTCTCACACCTTGGAACCACAGAAATGATTGGCAATACTGTCAACGTCCCTGAGCCAGCGTCGCTAGCGTTGTTAGCGTTGGGTCTTGGTTTGATCGGTGTTTCTCGAATCCGCAGTAAATAATTCACAGAGCCCTCTTCGGAGGGCATTTTAAGAGAGGAAGTGAAATGAAAATAGAAGACATAGCAATGATAGCGCACGAAGCAAACAGAGCATATTGTGAAAGTGTTGGGGACGCAACACAAGTGGCGTGGACAGAGGCGGAAGGTTGGCAAAAAGAAAGTTCGATTGCAGGAGTTAGGTTTCTCCAAACCAACACATCCGCTACGCCGGCACAAACGCACGAAAGTTGGATGCAAGAGAAATGGGATATTGGATGGAGGTGGGGGGATTTTAAAGATGTCGAGAGAAAATTACACCCTTGTATGGTGTCCTACGATAGATTGCCAGAATTTCAACGTGTAAAAGATGTTTTATATGCTGGTGTAGTACGCGCACTACTTCCATACGTTGAGGAACTAAAATGAAAATAGAAATCAGTGAAGATGAATACCAAACACTAAAAAGATCCGCCACCAAACTCCACGCGCTAGAAGTGGGTGGGGTGGATAATTGGGATTTTTATGGTGAGGCGATGGAAAAAGTTTTTGAGGAAGAAGAAAAGGAGCGTGCGATAGATTCTCTATTGGATGATTTGGAGTGTGCGCTTTTAATAGGGGCGTATGAACCCGCTGGGCGTGGCTGCGGATTTTCTTCTTCGGACGATGGGCGGCGTGCTGCGTTGAAGATTCTTACCTCATTTATTGGGGAGCTAAAATGAAAACAACAACCGCAGAAAAAATAAAAGTAATGCAGGCATTTGAGGATGGGAGAGACATCCGATTTGTGATTCAAGGTGGGGGTTGTGGGGTGATAAGCAAGTGTCGGCAAGGCGACAATCCGGGGTGGAATTGGGAGGAAATCACATATACCATCGTAACACCATCTCCCCCACCCCTGTACGTAAATGTATACTATGATGGTTGCGGAGAGTTGTATTGTCGTACATATCCGAGCCGAGATGTGGCGAGGCAGAGAGCATCTGATACCGCTGTTCACATAGCCATCGAATACCGGTGGATTGACAAAGACTAAATAGTTTGTTCTAATCGCACGACGACTCACCCTTAGCTTTTGAACACATAAGCATAGGGCTCAAAAACGCCTCATACAGAAATGTGTGGGGCGTTTTTGGTTTTGGCGGTTTTAAAGGGTACTCACGGGGTGAGTGCCCTTTATTTCAAGGAATGCGAAAGAATCAACGAGTTAGTGCTTAATGGGTATTTAAGTTGTGTAAGACATAATAAGTCTTCTTTTAACAAGTAGGAAATATAAAAATGAACACAGCAAAAGTTTTACAGTTCGAGGCCCATAGGATTAGAACTGTTGAGAAAGATGGTAATGTTTGGTGGGTGCTGTCCGACGTGGCAAAAGGTCTTGGGTATCGTGATGCTAGAGATTTTTCTAGGAATATCAAAGACAAATACCTTCATACGCACATTATGCGTATGAACCTTTCGGACGGTAGATCGCAAGAAAGGGATATGCTCTGTTGTAGCGAACCTGGGCTTTACCAAGGACTGGCCGTTTGTCGGAAAGAAGCTGCTGAGCGGTTCCAAGATTGGGTGTTTGAAGAAGTTCTGCCACAAATACGCAAGACGGGAAGTTACCAAGATTCGGAGGTGAGCAGCTTACGCACAAAGACATTGGAGAACCTAACCGACTTTGTGCTGGAGCAAGCTTCGCACACTGGGAAGCTGTCAAAGCGCGTGGCGATGGTAGAAGCTTCCTTAGAATCCCTACCAGCGATTGAGCACGACGAAGAGTTGTATACCGTATCTGCGTTGGGGAAGATGTGCTCTCCGCCGCGTGGTGGCGTCTCAATTAATCGTTTATTGGACAAAGCGGGGCTCCAAAGGAGCTACCCCAACGGGAAAGACCCCTCTCACGAGCTTTTGCCCGCAGGAGAGCCCTATGGCGAGGTGATCCGCGTACACTATAAGCATACGGGTCTGAAGGATGAGATCGTTCGGTGGAAGGCGTCTGTGCTGGGCGTTATTTTGTAGCACCTTCCCTCTCCGCAGTGGGGAGGGATTTAAAATTGGAAGTTAAGCCACCGTCCTGATCCGCCATTTACTCCCGCCGAGCCTCCTAAGAATCCCGCCGAGCCGACACCACCCCCAATAAAAGTAGTTGCGCCAGCGACTTCTGTGTAGTTTTGGCTGGCAAACACAATCACACCTCCCCCCGCGCCTCCAGACCCGCCCATGAACGCCGGACCCGGTGCAGCGGCGGGACTTTCCCCCGACGCATTGACGACACCTGTTGCGTTAAATGTGATAGTGGGGGCAGTGAACACAATGATGCCGCCTCCTTTTGCACGAGGATTTGGGTTTGTTGAATCCTTCCCGCCCTGAGAGCCTCCGAGCAGCGCGTTACCTAGCATCCCACGAATGACAGCGATCCCATTGCCGTTTGTATTTGCGATGCCACGGTTGAGGGATGGGGTCAGTGTGCCTATTGGATATATTGGCTGTGGGTCTAAGCCGTGAGCGCCGAGTCCGCCGCCGCCCCCGATGGCATATTGATGTATGGGTCTCGTCGCTGCGGCGCTGGCGTCGTACTCTATTGGATCGTCGGTGGTTTCTGTTCTAAGACCGCCAGCAATACTAACTGCGCCTGTAATTGTGATGGATGTTGTGGCGTGGAAAAAGAAGAAGGGGCCAACGATATCTACTGCACAACCAGACTGAAAATCAATTGTCGTTGCATGTATTGCGCCGCTTTTAAGGGTCGTCGTGCCCGCCGCAAACGTTTGCGGCCCGTCCTGTCCGGTACCAAACCAACGAAGGAATGGGGGGATTTCTACAAATCTTTTGGTTAGATCGTTTGGGCCTTGTGTGGCGGTGTTTATTGGGTTGTCTCGAAGCCGTTTCTGCAAGCTTTCTGTGACGATTGCCCCCGCCGCTTTTTCGCTGGTCGCTATTGGGCTGTATGCCATTAGTAAAATTTCCTTGCGATGTGTACCACCGTACCATCTCCGCCCTTGCCGCCCGACGGAGATGTGGCTTTTGCTCCCCCAGAAACATCTAATGTTCCAGTGAATGTGCTTAGCCCGTTGTCTGAATAGGTCAACATAATAACACCTCCCCCAGACCCGCCAGTAGTTGATGTGCCGGGGAATCCTGACACATCAATAGTTCCGGTGATGTTAATAGTTGGCGCAATAAGCGATACATTCCCACCTCCATTTGAAGTATACATGCGATTGTGGAACATTGATGATATGGCTTCGCGCCCTACAAATGCGGCGGGAGAGCCAGACCTATCTTGTCCGTCGGACCCGTCGAGGCCAGGCCCCGTCGCTTTCGCGCCGCCCGCCAGTCCCAATGTGGATACTCCATCAAACCCCGTAGCGTCGTCGCCACCTTCTGAGGCCCCTAATTTTAAGTGTTGATAGTTTTGTGGGTATAGTTTATACCACGGGTTGCCTCCGGCCTTTGCCGATATGTTTATTTCCCCTTCAATTGTGATCGATTCGGTTGCACGAATAATTAGGAAGGGGGAAACCGGGTATAGCAAGACGGATGAGTGAAGAGAGAATGTTCTACATTCAACGATACTACCATAGACAACAGTTCCGCCCCCCATCCCAAAGTCGATATCTTCTACACTATCTTCCCCCGTGTATGCGATGTCGTGTCCATATTTCACATACTGGGTGGGGGCTGAGGCGTCTTGCTCCATGATCGCAGTAATATTGTCTGCCATCCTTCTTGGTACGGTGTCAACAACGCCACTACCAACGTCGATCTCAGAGTCATTTATTGTTATGAAGGTTGTCATATCATATCACCAAGTCAATAATCCCGCCAAATCCGCCAGACCCTCCGTCACCACCGGTCGTAGCAGTACCACCAACTCCGCCTGCCACAGATATCGTACCACCACCCGCAGTCAATCCATTTTCAGAGCAAGCTATAATAATACCACCGCCACCTCCGCCTCCACCTCCGTGACCTGATCCGGTAGTTACTCCGCTCTCTCCCGCCATGTTCAATGTTCCAGTTATTGTGATGGTAGGCGCCACCAACACAACACAACTCCCACCTCTCCCGCCCAAACCTCCCCCGGCACCTTCATCTTGGCCATTACCTCCGTTCGCTCCGCCATACCAAGAAAGAGATCCCGCAGACAATACAAGTTTTATGTTTTCTGGGAGGGCAGACCCAACGCCTGGCCGACTTCCTCCGACGCTTCCATTTGTTGAAGAGGGTCCGCCAGCGCCGCCCGTGAGTTGGTACGTCCCGGCGCCACTGCGTCCCGTCGCTCCCGCAGCATCTTTGCCTCCGCCCCCACCACCCGACCCACCCATTTGGATCATCATACCTTCCGACTCTCCGGCACTAACTCCAGTGGTCGGATTAGACAGGGGTCTAAGCCCTCGCAGTGTCCCAGCGATGATAATTTCAGTGGTGGCTCGGATGACTAGTTGTTCGCCCACAAAATCCAGTAGAACACCGGCCTCAACTTCAAAAGTTGAGACATTTAGATATCCATCACCAATAGAATCGTTAGAAGTGTATACCAAGTCCCCTGCTTCTCCTTCCCCTCTATCCAACAAGATGGGAGGTGCTGCTAAGATGTGGGAGGGGAGGGTTGGATCATCTTCTGCCCAAGCGCGCACATTATTATCAAGGTCCGTCAGTAGATCTTCTGAGTAGGGGGAGTTTGGGTCTGTTCTTGTTGAATCTATAAAGACGTAGGCTGTCATTAGTACACCTTATATGCTGTCCTACCATCTGCGAAAACGCCGCTTGATGGTGCGATGAATGCGTTGTTTTCCTTTATTGTATCATCCGCTATCTCATAATCAACAGTACCTGCCGGCGCGACCCGAGCAATTCCAATGGAAGATACATTTAATTGATGTGCAAGATATCCAAAAGTTGTTCCAGTAATTATCTCACGTTTTTCTATTATTATTAAATCAATGGGGAGTATTTCACCGAACACATCGACGACGTTTCGCATATAGGCTCGAACGTTATCCCCTAGGTTTATCTCATCTTTGGCGTCCAGCTCAAACTCTACGATGTATGGGGCATCCCCGAATACTGTGACGTGGCGGTTTGCGGTTTGCGATGCTAGCGCATCGTTTGTATCGTCGAACCATCGAGATTGTACGCGCACGATCTTATCTTCCCCATATTTATCTGGGCCGGACAAAGTAGTTGCCGCCGAAATAAACAATTTGCGATATAAGTTCTCATCTCCTTGCTGAGTTTGGTCGCTTACTGCGTATCGCATTTGATATTCTGAAATCCTACCAGACAAATCGACATTGGCGCCCGCCGAGCCGGAGAGAATATTTATTGAATCATTAAGTGTTTTCGTGGGCACTTCTGGTACGATAGCTTTTATCCGCAGCAACGCCCCACGGTCATCCCACCACATAAATAAGAAATTTTCTTTGGATATCTCAGTCAACAGTGTGTTGATGCCTGTCGGTTCTGATATGACAGTGGTGAGATTGTTGCCTGCCAACAGACCAACTTTCTCGACCGCAAACGAAACTGTGTCAATGAAACTCGTGGACAACCCACCACCTTGTGTGACAAGTGTTTGGATGATGTCCGTAACATTTTCTTGCTGAAATACCGCGCACTTCTGAACTGTGTCGCCTACCTCGTGGGCACTTGCGATACTCCCCCACACACCACGTGTGATGGCTGAGGCAGTGTCGCCAGCGATTGTGACAATTTCAATAAGCTCTTCACCAATACGCACGACATCCCCATTTGCGTATTGCGCCCCTGCGCCTACTTGTAAAGTAAAAGCCCCTGCGCCAGCGGAGATCCCGGCGTCCAATTCCCCCGTCGATGGTTTGGGCCACTGAGCACGATCATCATCAAGCTTCCTAATAATATCTTGACAGCTTATGGTGACAGATTCTTTTTTATCTGGGCCAAGTATTTTCTCAATAAAGAACGTTTGCGACGTAAAATTGGTGGCGTCGTACTCGCCGTCTACTAAGTACCCGGAGTAGAGCACGGCTTTTCGCCCTAAAAAATAAGGATTTCTCGCCAAAAATTTTCTAAAAAAAGTACTTCTAGTCGATGGGTCGTAGTTTCTTTGAGAGACGTATTTATCTACCCCACGATCGTGGTGGGGGAAGTCTGAACATACTACGGATAAATTTGCTCGATGCCCCAACCCCTTGGCCAACGTAATTTTAGAGGGTGCGGTATTAATTTTATTTATACATGGCAACACCACCATTGCGTCCGCTTCTTGTTTAAGTTTCTGCGGAACTACTTCGGTTTTTTCTGTTAGATATATGACATTTGTGTCTGGGTCGGCGTTGTAGTTAGTAGTGTCCTGGCAAGTAGCCCGTGTGTTGTGGCATTCTGCGTTTCCATTGGGGATTATGTATGAATTTGCAGGCGCTGGTGTGCTGGAAAACGCAGAAGCTATTGTTGCAGTTTTAGTCGATCCGACGTAATCTGTGATTACGCGCTCTTCTCCGGCGGCTGGGCCATCTAACATTCGCAACGTGTATCCATTGAATATATCGTCCGTGGTAAGCTCTGATCCGCTTAATACAATAGCCGTACCAAGCGCAGACGTGATGAGGTTGCCTTGGTTTATCTTCCCGGCTGCACATGGGGAGGTAGAATATGTGTTTTGGCAATAATCAATGTGGAGTTTCACAAACCTAAAAGGTTGCCTCCCCACGCGTTTGCGCTCTACCTCAAATGTCATGTTCTAATACCTTGTAGCGTTAGTGTAGTAGACAGTGTGGTGTGATTGCCGTCGTAGGTGGGGGTGTTTGGGCGGCCTTTTAACCACACATACACCACATCTTCTGGGTAATCTTCATTCCAAAGGAACCAAAAAGGTCTTTCAAGCGCGTAGTCGATGAAAGTCTGCCAGTCGCCGCGCATAAATGCCAAGGACTCGACGCTCACTGAGATGCTAAATTCCACCCCTCGCTTTATTACTGAACGCCCAATAAATTCCCCATTGACGCTCATCGAGTTTGTTATAGTATCCATAACCGCCCCTCTGGGCAGTTGACCGCCCGACCTTACCGCCTTTGGAAGTCTGAACACCTCTCCAATAGTTGCGCCCGCCACTCTCAACGGCTCCGTTGGCGTACCGATTGGATCAAACAATAGCCTAAAATACCTGTCTTGTTGTGCTGCCCCCGGCTCGATCCAAATGAAGGGGGAGTCATCCGCAAGTACTTGGTAGCTCGACACGTCGGTGGGCGTGGTAAATGCTTGCGCGGAGTCTCGTTGTAATTTCACTTGATACCCGGCGCTGGCTAAGTTGTGTCTCGCCAGCGCAAAATAGTCCACTGGAATTATGGACCCACTTCCAGCCAAGATGTAGTGTTGTACCGCCGGAGTGGGGGGCTGCCAATAGTCGTAGGTGTTTCCGTTGTACGAATTTTGATACTCAAACCCCAGCGCATCTTCGTCGGTCTCTGTGTTTGGTAGGGTGTTGAAGAAGTTATCAAACCCTATAACTGGCTTTCCCATGCTATCCTACCTTTAATCCGGTTACGTTGCCGCTTCGTATTTCTTCATCAATACGCTGTAATAATCTTCGTACCCCACGACTACTAACCAACTCGTCCTCGTCGTCTGCTAGATTCACCGTCACCTCAGTGCCCGACGCTGCGGCGCCCTCGAAGGTAGGCTGTGACACAGAAGATGGGCCACTTACTCCGCCTCCAGAACCCCTAGACCCTGCGCCCGTCGATCCACCAGAACTTCCATAGGTAGTGGCGGCGATAGAGGCTACATTAGCCGCCGTCGCTATGCCTGTAGCAATGGCAAGTGGGAAGCCACCTTCCGCATATGCTTTCTGGACCGCTAAATATCCTTCTACTAGTGCAATAGATCCCGTCGTCGCCTTCGCAACATTAAATCTTCCACGCCCTTCGTTTTGGGCTAACCCCATAATCGTGGAAGATGCAGACGCAAGCTGTGAAACAATGGCTTGGCTTGATGCAATTTCGATGCTTCTAAGTTGTTTGGCCGATTTTGATTTAATCGCAGCTATCGCCTGCGCCCCTTGCGCCTCCGAGGTTTGCTTTCTACGCACGGCCTCTTCAACAATCGCAATCTCTTCCTCTTTTGCCCTATTTATGGCCTCTACTTCATTGTCGAGAGAGGAAACCAGCGCATCGAAATTTTCTTTCGCCGCGTCGTCGAGCATTTTTTTCTTATCATCTATTGCTTTTTTCGCCTTCTCAGCTTCGATTTCTTCTTTAGTTTTGAAATCTCCAGGGTCCGGCGCTAGCTCCAATTTTATAGCATCGAAAGCGTCCGCAGATATCTTCCCTTCGTCGAGTTTCTTCTTGAAAATGGCTATCGCTTCGGCGGATTCGCGGAACGCCGCTTCGACGGGGAAGATCTTATCTAATAGTCGTTGGTAGGTTGCTTCGTCTTTTTTAAGCTGTGCGGCCGCTTTTTTCCTTGCGGCTTCCGCTTCTTCTTCAGCATCCACCTCTTTTTGAAGCGCGGCGATACGTCGTCGCTGCGCTTCCTTGGTGCGCTCTTCCGCGCCTTCTAGAAACTCAAGTGCGGCCGTAGCTCCTTTCAAACTTTGGCGGAGCCTTGGAAGTTCTTTGTTTGCTCGCGCAACTCGCGTCACGAATCCTGGGAGGGTGGAGTCTCCTAACACACTTATTGCGGATTCATTTTCTTCGATGGATTGGGTGAGCAGCCCAATGTCTATTTTCAACTCTTGGACTTGGCGGGTGTCACTCACTGCCACCCCATATTCTTTTAGTCGGGCAATAAGATGGTCTGCGGCGTTTGCTTGGTCTTCTATGTTTGTGGAGGTAGTGCCGAGTGCGATTCCCCAGCTTGCAAGCTGTTGTAGGTTTGGCTGTACGAGATCTTGAAAGGTTTTCACCTTCGCCGACATAGCCTCTAGTGGTGCGAGTATTTCTAAGATTTTATCTGATGCGAACCCTAGCACAACTGAGACGGCTTTTAGTGCGTCGGATTTTCCGAGCTGGATCATCAACCGTTCCCAGCGCTCGCCGAGAGTGTCTACCACCCCCGCGAATCCAGACGCAGCCTGGGTGGCGACGCCCCCAACTTGCCCTGCTACTACGTCGAGGATGACGCTTTGGGCTTCTTGTAGTCGGTTTGTTTTCTCTAACAGTTTAATTAAGTTTTCTTGTTCCGCAGAAAACGACACACCTTGTCGTGTGAGAGACTTCAATCCTTTGCTTGGGAGTTCTAATACCTTAGCAAGCTGTGTTGCTGCGTTGGTTACTGTTCCAAACCCGGTGCTTGCTAGATCTTGTGCAGCTCTTAGGGTTTGGTCGAAAGCATCTCCAGTGATGCTTTTGAAAGTCAGTACTTTGGTGGCAGCCCTCTCAATCTCTGACGTAGATGCAAGTGTAGCCTCGCCAATGTCTCTAGCCAACACCTGAATGTCTTCCACCGTTTTGCCAGCCGCGCCCCCTGTGGCTTTTAGGACGCCTTCCATCGCACCTAGCCTAACTTCGGCCTCGCTCACCGCATTCGACACGTTGCGGAATCCAGCAGCGACACCCGCCATGGTGACGGATAACAGCGCCGCAGCCAGGTTCCCCTTCTCCACCAACGTAGTAAAAGAGTTTATCCTACCTGCCACACTCCCTAGCGGCCCGTCGAGGACTGCTACGGAGGTTGCCATCCTTCGTAGGTTAGCAACAAAAGAGCTCGACGTTTTCTTGGTAGTTTTTTTCACCCTATTAACCACGTTAGCTGCGCGATTAATATTTTTCACAAAATCGGCAACGTCGGCAGTAAGTTGTACGTCAATTCGTTCCGTCATTTCTTGAGCTTCCTTTTCAATTCCTCAAACTCAGATCTGTCCATCGTCTCCGCAGGTTTGACAGGTGCGTTCGATTTGCGGATGCCCTCATTTGCCGCCAACAATTCGTGTTGGGTGGACTTCCAGAAAGTATCTGGCGTCCACTTCAACACTCCCAGCGCAAATTCTAGGTGGGGGGTGAAGTTGGTATGGTCGAGGGCTTGTGCTTTTTTGCCTCTTCAAGCTCTTTATCGGTGGGGGCCGTCTCTTCCTGCGCTAGGTCGCTTCCAAGTACGGCGTTCGTTAGTAACATTGTGAGCGTACTAAGAGACCCTTCATCATCCGCCTTCATACCTTGGGTTAAGACGATCCCTGGACCATCTTTGAAGATCATTTGTTGGATGTCTTTGAGAGACAGTTTAGTGGTTGGGTCCGCTGCCTTGTGCGCGGTATACACTAACGCTGCCACGTGATCAATTGGAACGTCGCCATTTAGGCATTTGCCATACACCTTGAGAAGCGAAGTTCCGGCTAGTGCCTCAAAATGCACCATCATTTCATACGTGGGGCGAAGCACTAATTGCTGCCCGCCCAATTCCAACATTACTTCGCCGCGCTGTTTGTTATGCATAAAATCCTCTAATTTCTAGTAAGCGTAACCTGTCCTGAACTAGACATTGATGCGCTAAATGTTTGTTCTCCAAGATGTTCCCCGCCGTACTCAAAAGAGTTTACGAGGAAAAATCCTTGGATTTCATCTAAATTTTCGAAAATCAATTTGAACTCGCGCAAGGTTCCATCGAACGCCAAATCTTCCAAAGTATTCGCGCCGAGCACGTCATCTTGGAATACCCCAGAACCACTTAGAGATACGGCACGGGCGCCCGTGTCACCAAGCAACGTCGTCCACGGCGCCTCGTCGGAGGTTGTGATGTCAACACCATCGTTGGTTATTGACAACGTTCTTGATCGAATCCCAGCGACAGTGGTAAACACTGGGCTACCGCCGCCATCTGAAACCTGTACCAAAATATTTCTTCCCTTTTGCGCCATGGTATAAACTCCTTAATGTATGGAAATATTAACTCTTGATTGTAATCAACTTGGTGAGTGTTGTATAGTTTATTGTCGGTAGTAATCGTCCTGGATATTTTCTACTAACCCATTTCCCACCTACCACCTCTACTTTTGTCTTCTCAAACGCCAACAACACCTCCCTAATACCCGCCAATCCATAGCATTTTCTTAGACGTGGGTTGTTGTTTACTAAATATTCTACGGTACAACACTCTTTACAAGCAGCATCGAGTTCTTTTATTAGTATATTTTTCGGTAAATTTGTCTGCAAATATTCGTGTACGTTCTTTCTGGACACATATCCGGGGGGAATTTCTGCGTAGTAATTTTGTATCGTATTATCCATTTTTCATCGTCTTAAAGTTAAGCACGAGTTCTGGGCGATTATCTTGTGCGTCGGAACGGAGGAACATGGGGGCAGAATCAATGGGGTAGATGTAGGTGTACCCTGCGATGTTTGCATTGTTTAGGATCGTCATTATTTCATCCATTTTTATTTGCAGCTCCTGTAGCCCAAACGCTACCCCGCGAGCACGCACTTGAAACTCTGGATATGAGTTGGTAGTCACTGTCGATTGGTCGGGGGGTATTCCAGGGCTTTGTATCAATGTGACACATTTATCCGGGGTTGGGGGCTGATATTCCTCAAAACAAGCCCAACCGCTCACCCCATCGACTGCGCCGTTTGTTGACAAATGCGTTAATATGTCTGCTAAAAATGCCATACATCACCCCGTGTTGGTAAATGCCATTCTCATGGCCTTTGTCAGATCCTCTAGCAATATTCTTTGATTCCGTCGCAGCGGTATTACTAAGTACTTGGCTTGTCCATTGCGATGTATAACAAACAGATCCTCATGTACTGCTAGCGCGTAGTCAACTTTGTCATTCCCAAATGAGATGGTCACTACGCGCTTGCTTCCTTCCTTGGTCAACGCCACCCGTCCACTGTCATGTAGTGCGCCAGTATCAATTGGCACTAAATCTTTAGCTTCTGTTAAGATTTTGTTGGCAGACTTTAGTAATTGTCTGTCCATTTCAAAGGGTATTTTTCGGGCAGCTCTCCCAAGAAATGCCTTAAACTTGTCAAGCCCTTTGAATTTTATCATTATCCGAACATTATTTTTGTGTGGCTGAAGCCAGTTTCATCGTGAAATTCGTCGGCGGAGAGGATCGGTGGGGTAGTGCCGTCTGGAAGTGTTATCTGGTCCACTTCTTGTACGTCGGCGGCGCCACACCAAATCATTCCTTTGGCCAATTTCTCGCTCCCGTCGCTGCGTCGTATCAGAGTGCGCTTATATATAACCCGCGCAGGATACGATACCGCCGTTCCGTAGGTTGGGGCAGAGTATTTATCCCTTGATGCAAATGGCGCTATAGTTATCGACGCAGCGGCGCAGTCCGTGAATTCATCAAAAAACATAATGCACCTTCATGCGGTTTTAATTGCTTGATTATAACATTATTACAACACTTAAAACAGAGGGCTAAGAAACCTTAAACGTTGGTTTTACAAGATCAGCGGTATTTTCTACAGTTTTTTTGCGGCTGACAGAAATTCCGCCCGCGTAGGGTCCGGCGAGAGCGACGTTCGCACGGTCCTCAAGGGTTTGTAGTACCTCTAAATAATTCTTGTACCTGGTGGACGCAGAGATCTTTAGATCGCCAACTTGCTTATCGACCTCTCGACCGAGCTTCATTGCGATGGATTTTGCGACAACGACGGCTGCAAGCAGCGTCGTCGCTTCGGTGCCCAGCACATAGAGAATTTCCTCATCCTGTACCAATGGGGTGGTTGTGGTTGTGTCTCCGATTAGGAAGCGTACTTCGTCCACCGGGGTATCTCGGGGATCATGTGTGTACGACCATGTCACAAATGGTTTCTCCTATTGTCGTAAGTGTGTGGTAATTTTATCTTGGTATATTTTAGCACTATACCACAACAAAGGAAATATATAATGTCAGCAGCAATGCGCCTTGTCAATATTAAAATAAATTATCTTTTCACTTGTCTCGCAAGACGCATGGCGCTAATATTGTTTCCGTAGCAACAAGAAACACAATTTAATGACCACAATGGAGAAACGAAATGAAGTCCCCTGAAGAACTATCAGAAAACAAGTTGATGACAATTGGAGGGTATACCACGAGGGAAATAGTTTGGTTTTCATGCGGGGTGGCGTCTGCTGTTGCTGCAAAGTTAGCTTCTGAGCAATACCCCAATTGCGAAATAGTTTATTGCGATACTTTAAAATATGAACATTCTGATAATGCTAGGTTTATGAAAGATGTTGAAAAATGGACGGGTAAGGAAATAAAAATAATAAAATCAGAAAAGTTTAACGACATTTATGATGTCTTTAATAGGACTAAGTGGTTGGCAGGGGTAGCTGGGGCTAGATGCACTCTTGAGTTAAAATCCAGGGTTAGAAAAGCTTACCAGGAAGTTGGTGATTTGCATATATTCGGGCTTACTTTTGATGAGCAAAAAAGAATAGATCGTTTCGAAAGATCCAATCAAGATATTGAACTTTGCTGGATTCTAAAAGAAGCAGGTGTGACAAAATCTGATTGCTATAATATTATTCGTAATGCTTGCATTGAAATTCCGGCAATGTATAAGCTTGGGTACAATAACAACAATTGCATTGGATGTGTAAAAGGAGGGGCAGGGTATTGGAATAAGATTAGAACTGACTTCCCTGATACTTTCGAGAGGATGTCAAAAATGGAGCGAACATTAAATGTTGCAATAAATAAATCATATGCAGGAGACGGAAAAAGGAAAAGAGTATTTCTTGATGAGCTTCCTGTAGATGCAGGTCGGTTCAGTAAGAATGAAGACATAGAGTGCGGCGTCATGTGTATTAACCCGACGTTAGATTTAACTGGCTAGAAATTTGGAGAAACGAAATGAAACTTACACTTATTAGATATAAAGAGGAAAAGCAGCCAGGAACAGGCGACGTGGTAACTCCAGGGTTGGTTAGCGCCGATATTGATGGCGCTAACCCTATTGATTTAGTTACGCTTGAGGCCGCATGGTATAACAATAAACGTGGGATTTCATGCTTGCCACCGGGGTATCTCGGGGGTCTCCACTATATGTCCAGGTCATGTGCCGGTCCTTAATGTTGGTTTAATTGTTTGATTATACCATGTTTGTTCTACTTAATTTGGAGAAATTTATGAGCGAAGAATACCCGTTGTACCCAAGTCTTTCTGAGCAAGGAAAAGTTGAAGCGCAGAGAATAATGGACAGCTTTAAGCCCAAAATATCCGCGATGATTGAGGATTTGATGCGGGAATTGTACATGGATGTGAGTTTTTACGTTGAAAGTGATCATTGGTGCAACTATAGAAATGCACTTATGGACGGCCTCAAAGGATATGGAGACGGTGGGAGTGCGCACGCCAGCGAGTTTAAAGAGCTTAGGCAAGCTATCTACACCGCCAACAAAGATGAGATCAATAAAGATTTGAACCAAGACCTTGTGAAGGAGAATGCCGCCTTAGAGCAGCGGATACGAGATATGGAAAGCACGCTTTGGAGATAGCCCCCAACACTAAACATTTGGAGAAATTTATGTCCGTACTACAAGCTGTTTCAATTTTATCGCCACTATCTAGCCAGGAGTTGTCCATTTTAACAGGGATTCACGATAGGTACACCGGTATGGAGATCGCCGACAAGATGTGTCTCTCCCCCAAGACAGTATGTACCTATCGGTATCGTATGTACGCCAAACTCGTGGTGCGTACCGACGCTGCTGCTGCGGTACTTTATGCACGTCGTCTCGTCGGGGCGGGGAAATCTCTTGTTGACGTTGTGCCTATTTGTTGATATATTGATCACTCTATCACTTACTAGGAAATTTACATGGAAAACTACGTTTCGCCTACCCAAGAGATATCCACTACTACAACTTTGGAAATCGCAAAAGGAGTGGGGACTAACCATAAATATGTAATGGCATTACTCGACAAATACCGAGAAGGACAAAACTTTCTAAATGCGCCATGTGAAATATTGACGAAGAAAACGGCGTCCGGCGGAGGGCGCCCGACGCGGTATGCCGTTCTCACAGAGCCGCAAACAAGTTTCTTACTTATGTTAATGGCCAATTCTCCTGCGGTTATGGAGTTTAAACGAAAATTTATGGAAAACTTTCGTAGGGTAGGGGGGAGGGTGGGTATGCCGGTTGTGTTTGGAGAGGTGTCCGAGCGGGTTGGGCATCTTTATGTTTTGGAAAACCCAACAAACAGCCTATGTAAAATAGGTCGGTCGGTAAATCCAGAAGTTCGCATGTCCGGAATTGCCACCCAGGCTGGATTCTCCCCCACTAGGACGTGGATCTCCCCTCCGCTGCTGGAATATGGAAAATTCGAAGCGCTACTTCTACTTGCATTTGAAGATTGTCGTGGCGTTGGTGAGTGGGTGGTTGCTGATTTCGACGCTGTTGTCAAAAAGGGCGTCGAAATCAGCAAGCAGTTTGTTGTGTAGAAACTTTGATACCAGCTCTACCGGTGTGATTCAAAAGAGAAAGCCCCCCGCAATAGGGGGCTCAATCCCTACTCTTCTGTCGCAGCTTCGGCTTTAGGTTTCTTTCCGCGTCTAAAAGTAGGCGCCTCCGCAACGGGGGGTGCTACCGGGTCAGGGGTCGAAATCGGGGTGACTACAATATCCCCCCGTGCGACCATACATTTCAGATTGGTAGGGTGGATTTTTGATAAAACATCATCAACAATCACCATGCCAGGCTTGTACGGTTTCCCGTGGATCGTTAAGATCCGACGGGCCGTGTGCTCATACGAAATCGCCATACTACGCTACCGCAGATGCGAAGAAGTATCCTAAGTCAGCGCCTACAACTTTATCAACATAGGCATACTCTCCTTCGATACGGTCGGATTTCAAATGCTCCATTGGGAAGTTGCGCATTGCAACCCCTGGCGTACCTTGGCCAGAAATGCCAGACCAAACAAACGTGTAGCCAGCCGCAGGCTCCATCAATCCAGCCGAAGCCGGGGAGTACGTCAACAGTGCGTTGTTGCCCGCCACCATTGCGTTAGCGACCGTTACACCTTTGGGAGATGTCACGTAACTTGCTTTGGAGACTAAGATCTCGCCGATATCCAAGAACTTAGCAATCATATCAGTCGTAATAGACTCCGAAGAAGTGTATTTGAACTGGTCCCGGATAAGGGGGTGGTTGGTTAATGTTTGGAACACTTTGAAACCGAGGGTCAGTTTGTTCGGCTCAAACCCAGTCTCTAACAGGAATTGAAACTTGGCCGCGTCGATGTCCGCTTTAGGATCACTTGCGCCATCGTTCCATTGTAAGAATTGCCCAGCACCAGGTGCCGCCGCAACGCCGGTCACGTCGGTGGACCATACGCCAGTGGTGAAGTATTTGGATACCCAAGCACGCTCACGATTCAACAAGAACAAACGAGAAACAAATTCTGTTGCTGTTGATTCCAAATCTAATTGAGGATCAGAGTTATCAACTAATTCCCAATCAAGATCTTTGTGGTACGCGTAAGTTTGTGTTAAGTACACGTCGGTCGAAATGTCGAACCCGCTGCCCGCAGATTCAGCTCCGGATTTACGCGGCAACACTAAGTCACGTCGGCCCATTTCCTTTTCGAAAATGTAGTACTCGTCGCTCTTGTGTTCCACTGAGACGGAGGGAAACACTCTCTCCGCGATGAAATGCGAATCATCTTGAAGATAGGCGATTGAAATGTTCGTCAATGCCTGGTCAATATGGACACGACGGTTATTTGGTGATGGCATTTTAACTACTCCTTAAGTTTAGAGGGGGAGAATATTCTCCCCATTCCGTTTTACAATGCGCCTGAATGTGGTTGCATACCGATAGTCACCGCGACATACTCACCTGCGCCAGCGGCGGGAGTAAGTACCTTACCGCAGATGACATCTGTTGCGGCGGGAGCGTTGTTAGCGACGATAGCGCCGTTCGCGTCGGTGCTCCAATAGTCATTGACGGCGAGAACGCCGCCAGCGATGCCACGACTAATGCCGGTCATCATGATGTGGGCACTTTCGCCCGCCCGTGGTTCGTCTTGTAAAATAGCGAAGACGGCTTCGCTTGCGACGGTGCAGGCAGTAATCTCGCCTGAGTTTGCCGTCAATTTAACACACGTGTATTGGTTGCCCGCCATGTCAGCGTCGGCAACAAATACGCCCGGTTGAAAACCTGGGATTTCGAATGACATTGCTTTACTCCTTTAAAGTTGTTGCTTCCAGTTATTTAGACTTGCGTTGCGCAGCCCATAAGTCAGGGTTGCGATTCTTAGCCAGCACAAACGCTTTTGCCTTTGTCACTTTCTCTTCTTTCTCAATAACATCCGCTTTTGCTACCAATTGCTCATACGCATCCGCGATGTCCTCTGAGCCAGCGCCGCCCGCTTCGTGGCCAAGTGACTTCGCCATCGCAGCGTTCCCAGCAATCAAAAGTTCTTCGATCTTTTTGGCGGCGTCGGGTGCGGCCTTGGCGATGTCATGGATCGACTTCGCAATGTCATCAGCTTCTCCCGGTAAATTGCCCATCGTAGCTGATACTCGCTTAGCGATATCCGCCAGCTCGGTCTGTTCCTTCATTTTAGCAATGACTTGTGCTTGCACATTAATTAAGTCATTTTGCTTTTTGATCTCTTCGTCTTGCGCAGTGAATCGTTTGGCCAATTCTTTGTCCATCTCCTCGTCTTCCTCTGGTGGAGTAGGTGGCTCGTCTTCCATTTTAGCCGCTGGAGGCATTACTTCCTCTGGTGGGGTAGGGGGTTTGTCTTCCATTTTCCCCATCCCTTCGATCATGGCTTTAACATCAGCCATGGCGTTGTCGATCATTGCTTGCACTTCTTCTGGGGTCATCTCAATTTCTCCGGTTCGTTTAAGGATTTCTGGTATATTTTCTTCATCTGGGTGCAACTTCTTCCATGCCGCCAACACCTTGTCTTTCACTCCAGGCAAATCCTTAGCCGGTATCTGTACAGGGTTTCCCCTAAATCCATTTGGTCCAAGTGCCGCCAGCGCCGCACCTACCACATTCGGATCAACGTCGCCGCCTGGCGATGATGTCAATCTTAGTTTCCAACTCTTTGGGTGTGCAGGATCGCCTACATAGGCGTAATCCTTCATTGGATATTGCACACCATGTTCTGTTTTAAATCCTTCTTTTGGCGTCTGACGTTTAAATAAGATTATTTTAGCATCTTCGTTGGCACCTTCATCGACGAAAGATACTTCCTTTACTAGTAGATTCGTCAATTTAGTTGTCAAACTTCCTCCCTCGTGGCTGAGCCACCGATGCTAAACGCCGTTATTTCACCATTCTTAATTCTATCAAACACATCCTTGTCGGCCCTAAATCCAATCCACCATCCAACTGGTAGTATTCCTTGGGGGATTCCTAGCGCTTCTTGCTTTTCCTTGGAAAACACCATGGACTCGACCAACGTTCCAACTCCGGTAAACTCATGCATGTCGCCTGCGTCTCGGTACTCTTCAACATATAGATACGCTGTCTCTTCCAATGTATCTATTTCTATGATATCTCCCTGAAGATCTTCTACCACATTTCCCTGAAGGTCCTCTATCACACTTGCCCAGCCGAAAACTAGTCTTTTTTCAAGTTCTACGTTACTGATTTTACCAACGATTGTAAAGTTTTTAGTTGACATTTTATTATTCCCCAGAAGTATCCGCCGATGGTTGGTCAAAGCTCTCCCCAGCTTCGGGGGGCTCTCCTTCCGCCGCTCGCGTCGGCGCCTGTGGGGATGGGGGTGTGTCTTCCGGTGGGCCGCCAAGCGAAACCACCTTAGTTGGGAGGTTTGCAGCTTCCATTAGTGTGTCTTGTAGATCGTCGTCGGGGAACAGGCTTGCCCCTGAAGAGGCTAAGTTTCTAATATATGCTCCAAGCTCTTTTAGATCCGGCGTTTCTACGTCAACGTGTGTTATCCTTGGCAAGTCGCCCGACACATTTCCATTTAAAGCAAATAGTTGGGGCACCGCATGTTCTGTCATTTTGTCGGTCACTTCGTCCAACATCACTCCCAACGTTTGCCCGAAAATAGATGTTTTAGAATCTGCCAAACTCAGCGAGCCAACTTTATCAGATCCAAGGAGAATGAAATCCGCCAAAAAACTCATCGTAATTCGTTGGTCGTATCGATTGATAATTTCCGAAGTGTCAAACTGTTTCTGTCCGCCCGTACTCAACAGCTCGAAAGAGTATAGATTGTTCCCTGATCGGTCAGTGTCGCCGGGAAGGATAAGACCCGCTTGTTCATCGTTGCGGATGTTTTCTATAATATTTTTAGCTTCTTCATATATTAATTTCTCTGATGGTGTCGCATTCTCTGACATCACCCGCGACGGCAGCCGCATAAATGGTAGGCCAGCCAGATCTCGCTCCAACCCAATCCCCTCAATTTCCTCTACGCGTCTTTTAAAGGTGTGGGGGCGAAGGCAATTCCGTAGCGCACTTTTGCCTTCCGGGTTGTCGTTGTATGTGTCTATTTTGTAGTGGATAAATTCACTTGCTGGGATGAATACTCGGCCCGTTTTTTTATTCCGTCGAGTGTTGTAGTAAAGATTTTGCCAAACGCCGAGCACGTCGTCATGGGGGGAGATATCCCATTCTTCTATCGTGTGCTGCGCTCGCGGCGCAAATTTCGCCCATCCGATGCGACCGTCGTTGAATTTTGAGTTGAACATTTTCAACGGGTGTCGCCCGTTTCTCTTTTTCAGCACGACTTCTTGGATCGCAAACCCATAGGGTATGAAGGACAACGCTTGCGCGACCGTGCTTTTCATAGGGGTTTGCATGTCTTCCAAACATGTTTCCAGAAACTCGGCGTCTGCACGGTGCCGGGGGAGGTCTGAGTAGGGCTCGACCTTAATTTTAACTCCCTTCAGAATGTTTATTATGGCATACAGAATCGCACCAACGACGGGATCGTCGTCCGTCATCTCTTTTATTTTTTTGTACTTATTCTGTCCCGAAAAATCCGGGTTGTCCTCTTCAAAAATCCGTCGGCCAGAATGTTTTAGTCCAGTACCACCACGCTCAGTGTAGAGGGATGGTGTGATGAATGTTTCTTTGTTATCTGCCATTATATCGCCTCGGATATCACAACCGTGTGGCTGCTTACCATCATTATGTTATTGTAGATGTCGCAAATTGACGGATAATTCCCCGTCGTACCCGTCGCAACGACGTTATCAACCCATGTCGCTCCGTCGTCATTTGATACCAATAATTTTATTTCCGCGATAGCGGCACCACTTCGGGTAGGCGACATCACAATTCCGATGTTTGTTAGATATCCACCACAGCGCATGTTCAACGCCCATCCGGCGATGGGGGATTGTACTAACGTCGGGGCGACGGTGCCGAGGCCCGCGTCGGACAGTCTCCAAATTTCCCCGCCATTTCCTCCAAACATCCAATATCCATTTCTATGCGCGACCGTTGTGTAGGCGCCTGGTGTCGCCGCTTCGGTGCGAGCGTTCCACGTGGAACCCCCATCAGTTGAGTAGCAGTACCCAATGTCCCCTGTGTTATTTGTGTCTTGTCCGACCGCAACAATTATCAGCGGGTCAGTGTTAGACTCTGCGATTGCATGTATGTCCCAATCTCCTGCGGTCCCCGGCAATGCTACGGTCGCCCATGTCTGCGCCCCGACGTCCCGACGCGCCAAAGATACTGTCCCAAGATCTTTCGACCCTATAAACACATCTCCGGTCGAGTGGAGTAATGGGGTGGTGAGAGTAGATACTCCGCCGGGAAGGGTTTCTCCGGTAGCGTCCCATACATCAGTGTCGCCACGATATTTAAGTACGGCGTTTGATAGGTCGAACACTAAAAAATCGTACACAGACGCATCTTTCAATTCTACGATGTTCACGGGGGTGTACGCCGACATTTCTTGTGTGCCCACCGCCCAAGTCTGCCCTTCGTCCGTTGATTTATATGGTGTGGATGTACTATCCAAGACGTACCACCCCAAATTCTTAGTGGAGTGTACGACCAATGACTCCGGTCCCATAACCACGGACCCTGGTGCAAACTTCTCTACCCAGTTCACTCCGTTTGCGTTAGGTGGCAGCAAGAAGGTGGGAATACCCGTTACCAACAAAGTGAACGTCGCTGCGACGGCATCTAAGTGCTCGGCGGCTATTTCAAATCCAGACACAAAGCAAGCACCTGTCAGCTCTTTAGAATTTGGAAATATAATTTTCAGGTCAATGGGGGCATTGCTAAGTGCTGCATCCTGAATGATCTCAAGGCTCGCGGCGTCTGAGAACACGGCGCCCCCTGAGATGGTAAGTGCCCGCAGCCCCGTATCCCCTAAGAGAGTTATCCACCCGTTGTCATCGTCGGTAGTGATGTCAGCACCGTCGTTCGATATTGAGATGGTACGGGTGCGCATGAGCGCAATGGTCGTCCAAACCGTAGCGACCTCAACCTGTAATTTTATGTCTCTTCCTCGAAACGCCATGGCTGGTTATCCGTATGTGAACAATTTATTTACATTGGTGCCAACGCCTGAGAAGTATAGTTTGCCTCCTACCTCCATAATATCCTTCATCACATCTGCTGTACCTCCGGCGGGCCGATGTACCACACTCCACGACACACCTTCATCCTGTGAGGTCACAAACACCGCTCGATTTGACGCTCCGGTGTCACTGCCCACCCCGTAGATAAAATTATCTCTTGATGTGAACGGCGACATTCTGTGTACTGTCAATGTGCCGGCGCTTTGCACTTTCGTAAATGTCACACCATCATCCACGCTCTTGTATGTTACACTGGGGGCCGAGCCACCTGCTATCGGAGCTGTTGCGTACCACACCCCGTTGACATATGTCATAGACCCATAGATAAGTTGGCTACTAGAAGAAATCATCTCCCCCGCGCCCGCAAAATGATGTGCCCATGTCGCGCCTTCGTCTGTTGATCTCCAGAAACTCGCCCCTTCCGTCCCTGCGATATACCCACCTACGGCACATATCGTGGTACCGTTATTTCCAAATGCAAGTGGGTTCCGGCTGGTAACGGCGGGGGTAGATACAAACGCATTGTATGGGGTGGAATCCGCTAGAAATTCTCCGGGGAAAGTCTGTGACCCAACTAGTATCTTATTCGCGCCAGGTTGTATAAGGTTGCTTAGCAAGCTGTTCGTCAACACCGACGCCCAAGTCACCCCGTCGTCCAACGACCGCGACACCACGTTGGCGTTGTGGACGGCCAACATAATACCGTCGTCGGTTCTCAGTATCGAGTGTTGTGGGGTGCTGTTTCCCGTCGAAAGTGTGTTTCCCACCAGCGCCCACGACACACCTTGGTCGGTGGACACGGCGAATCTATGCGCACTTCCAACGAGCACCAGCGCGTACATTGTGGTTGGGATTGTTGGGTGTACAGACAGTGCAACGACGCTCACGACGCTCGCGTCTAAAGTGGTAAAATCAAACAGCTCAGTCAGCACGGCGGGAGGCAGGGTAATTGCCTGCGCTGCCGTACTTGCCAAAGTGAACGTCGCTGCGACGGCATCTAAGTGCTCGGCGGCTATTTCGAAGTTAGAAACGTGAAAAAACCCAGTCAGCTCAGTCACGTTCGGGAATACCAACTTAATCTCAACGGGGGTGTCAGAGTATGAAGCATCCTGAAGGATCTCAAGGCTCGCGGCGTCTGAGAACACGGCGCCCCCTGAGAGCCCGACGGCTCTAGCCCCCGTATCTCCTAACAGAGTTGTCCATCCTAGTGCATCATCTGAGGTAATGTCCACTGCGTCATTAGAAATACTTATGGTTCTAGATCGCATGAGCGCAACGGTCGTCCAAACCGTAGCCACCTTAACCTGTAATTTTATATCTCTTCCTCGAAATGCCATGTATTTTCCTTGGTTGGTGGTCAATTTCCACTAATTATATAGATAGCCGACTACTTAAACAAATTTTTCTTCTTAATACTCGTCGGTGAAACCGTAAAAACTTGTGAATCTTCCCGAATATACTTCAAAAACTGCGACAACGCGTCGATTGGGTCCCACAATGGGGGGGCAGGGAAGTGAGCTAGGCACTTTGTGAACATCTCCATCCAAGGAAATCGGTCAAAATCCTCTTCTGGGATCGTTAAAAACCCCCTTTCTAAGAGGTTTGTCTGATTATCCATACGAATTATCTTTGGTTCTCTGGGTATCATACCCACCACAGGGAGGTTTGTGTTCTCAATCAGGTCTTGTAGGAGGGATGTGCCGCTTGATTTGTCCTCAATAATGATCGTGGATGGGGCGTAATGTTCGTCCATATTGATTATTTTGGCCTGTAAGTCGGGGTATTTGACCCTTTCCAGCCACATATCCACCAATCTCCACTGTAGTATGCGCGTATCGTCCGTATATGGTCTCTGAAACACCAATCCAACACTAGGATCGTGTATTTCAGAGTCTTTTTGCGCTGTATCGAACGATATTATCGTTTCTGAGACATCTTCGGGGGCTAAGTGCTCTTTCCATCTCGGGAACCAGTCCAAAACGATCCGCCCACCGCCTTTTGGTGATGGGTTTTGCTGCATTTGTCCCTCGAACCCGTAAGATCCAAGTCGATGGCGCATTGCTTGCACCTCTTCTGGTCCGTTTCTTGCTGGATTTAGTAGGTGGCCCTCTTCGCGCACCCATTCTTTGCCAGAGATGGGGAATATGAATATCGTCTTCTTCTCGGCGACCCGTGGAATCTTCAAAAGCTCCCACGAAGCATGGTCCTTGCTGTCTAAAATATGCCCGCAGGGGTCATTTACGGCCAACCTTTGCATTACCAGCACTTCGTGTGCGGTTTTTGGGTTGTTTTTGCGTGTAGAGTACGTCTCATCAAGCCATATGTTGGCGGCTTCACGGGCCGCTCCCGACGCCGCCTGCGTTGGATCCACCAAATCATCAGATATTAGTACCTGGCCTCCCATCCCGATGCACGACGCCCCGACGCTCGTCGCAATGCGATGGCCACGCCTGGTTGTGGCGAATTGCGCTTTTTCGTTCTGTGCTTGCGCAATTATTGTCTCCGGGAAGAGTTGACGATACCACTCCGCCTCGATCACTGAGCGTGTGTCTACGCTATGTCCCGTACTCAACTTCGCGGCGTAGCTCGCGGCGAGAATCTGCTCACTCGGATTATGCCCCAGCAAAAATGCTGGCCACGCCACCGTCACAGATATCGATTTCAACTCACGGGGGGGAATATTTACGATGAGATTCTTAATTTGGTTGTTCGATACCGCTACAAGGTATTCCGCAATCAAATCAATATGCGGGCTGTGCATATATTCGGTGCCAGGATTGAGATGTTGGAACACCCGTCGTATGAAAGCGCCTAAGTCGTCACGCGTTCTGCGGCGATCTAACAAAGCTTGGGCGGCCCGACGACGGATTATATCACTCATCTGCGTCATCCATCAAAGCGCTGTAGTTGGCTACGTCTTCTTCGGATGCTGTGCCGTGTGCTATCTTCTCTAGTAGGTCGTCTGGGATAGTTGTCAACGATCCGCCGTCCCAGGTGGGGGGCGCTGCAATCGCCTTCTTATCTGGTAGCACTTTATTCAAGCACCTAAACAGTAGCTCGGAACGGAGTTTCAACACACCGACTTGGGTCTGAGCTGTGGCGGTGAGCGTTATCGCGGCGTCTAAATTATCTACGTCCTTCAAATCCTCATATATAGTAGTTAGCTCTTGATCTATGCCGACCACTTCATCTATGATAGCGGTCGGAGATAGGCCGCTGGCTGGGTCGGCGTCGCTGCCTCGGAGGTGCTCTTGTTGTGTGGGGGTAGCTCGCGAGGGTTGAACTCGGCCCCGGCGAACGATTAGTGTTTGTTTTGACATGCCGTTATCCTCGTGTCAGTAACCTGAAGTATATCACTAAGCTTCGCTTAAGACTAGATCGTTAGTATGACGTCATTAATTAACGAGGGAAACAAAATGAGTAAAAAACGAGATAAAGAAATACAAACCCTTATCCGAGCGTTTGTTGGGGTGGATGCCCTAATCGGCGAGAAGCCCGTCCGATCTTTTTCGGTTGATGCGGATGGGGGGGTGTATGCCTGTAATGCCCCTCCGTGGGAGCAAGCGTCTGGTGGTGGTGGGCAGTGGTATGCCAGAGCGTGGTCCTTTGCGAAGGTTGGATTTGTTAAGCCTTTCAAACATGGTGGGTGGAGGAAGCACTTGTATAACTCAGATGGTAGGTTGTATTGTGGGGAAACAAAATGAGTAAAGAACAATTCGACATAATATGTAAATCACATGGGAAGCCTGGATATTATCGGATGGATAAATGGGGGGAGGTGTATTGGTACTCGGCCCCTCCCATCCGTGGGACTATGTGTTGGTGGAGCGCTGAAGGTGGGGCGTTTCGTAATATTGGGTACGTGAATTGCGCCGACGTGGATGAGTGGAAAAACATGGAGCACGTTATTATCCCGAAGCCTTTTCGGTGGGGGGTTGCTCTTATTGCCGTCGCGAGCGTCGTGACGTCGTATGCTCTGGCTTGGCTAACAACGACTGTGTTGGGGTGGTGATGCGGGATATCCTTGTTGTTGGTGTCCTTGGGGTGTGGATTGCGCTCCTCTCTTTGGTGGGGTGGATGCTTCGGCATCCCTGGTGCGTCGCTAGCGTCGTTGGTTTGGGTATTTTGTGGGTGCTCTCCTAAGTGCCGTTTGTAAAGTCACTTCTGCGTTTTGAATGCGGAAGTGAATACCCCGATCCGACGCTTGCGTCGAAACGAAGTGGATGTTATAATCTAGATCCTAACATCTAATAGAGCATTAAAAAATGTCACTTGTAGAACTTATAAAGAATGAACCTACCACCACAAGCCTAGTAATCGCGGAGGGGGTGGGCACTGTCCACAAGAACGTTATGGCTTTGCTTACAGCGCATTTTGTCGATGATCCAGAACTCGCTTTTAAGACTCGATTTCTAAAAAACCCTCAAGGGCAAGACACAAAGTACGCCTTGCTCAACGAAGACCAGACTTTGTATCTCATAACATTGATGCGAAATTCCGACACTGTTAAGAAGTTTAAGAGAGCATTGGTGAAAGATTTTCTGCGGATGCGTGACCATCTCGAATGCCGGTCCAGCGGAAAGGGTATTTACCGACAAAAAACTGCTGTCATCGCTGACTTCGTGAGCTACGCCACGTCGCAGGGGAGTACCAGTGCTAAAATGTATTTCTCAAACTTAGCCAACATGGAGAACCGAGCGCTATTTCTGTTGGAGCAGAAGTACCCGAACGTACGGGATGTGTTAAACACGAAGCAGCTCATGTGCGTCGCTGTCGCGGACGATATCGTCGAGAAAGCCTTACTAGAAGGGATGGAGCGAGGGATGGCCTACAAGGAAATCTATCTGTTGGCAAAGGATAGAATCGTTCAGTACGGCACTCTGATTGGTCGTAGCCCCGTTGCGTCGTTTTTTGAAAATCCTGAAAATTCGGAAAATTTGAAATTACCAAAAATCTGAGGCTGTGGTTGGTGCGTAGCTATCGATTGGCGGCGCCCCCGATGAGAAATTTTCCTTAGCGCCACGAAGCATGCCAAAAAATCTCCACAACAAAAAAAGCCCCGATATTCGGGGCTCATCAAAACTTTATTATAGAATTATTTTATAACAATGAAGCTGTAACAATAACTATGCCAACAATAACCATGCCAACAATCAATATCCGCTTGACCTCCTCGCGGTCGTCGTGGCGTCGTCCCCACTTGCCGGCCCACTTAACTTCTCCGGTGCGACGATCCACGATCCCTAGCTCATCGTAGCGCGGTTTTTCCTCCATTTTTGGTGGAGCATATCGACCCATCTTTTCAAGGGTGACAGGGGCTTTACGTTCGCCCCGCGCCATGGCAATTGCGACTGCATTTTTTAAGTGGATCATCAGACGGCTCCCATGTAGTATGTAGCCCCCTCGAACTCAAATTCCGCGTAGTCACCACCTAAGATCAAGTCTCGACCGAACGCCTCGTAGTCGATGTATCGCGCCACATATTCCGGCAAATCTCTCACATCGTCCTCCACACGCTCTCTAGCTAGCTCTTCTATATCTCCGGCGTACATGAGCACGTCCCTCGCGCAGTCCACCAAATCATCCTGAACGCAATACCCGCACTGCTCGACCAGATAGTGAGCTATCACTCTGTCATCCCCCTCAAGGTCGTTCAGTTGTTCAAGCCAGATACCTATCGTCGAACCGTCGATCGCTAAGAGGTCAAACAGCTCAGAATTGTCGCTGGCTAGGCATTCGACTTTGTGGTCGTTGTTGCCGCCTTGCTCCAAAAATCCGTCAATGTCGTCGAATTCAAAAGTCGTGCCAGTTTTTAAATTAGTTGCTCTATAGTCAAAACTCATTTTAGTTCACCTCTATATGGAATATCCAAAAAATTGTCACGACGGTGGTATGTATTATACAGCTCACCGCCTGTGGCGCGGCCATATACTCTAGTCCTTTACCGGGCTCCACCAGCAACACAACTGCGGTCAAGTAGGCCGTCGTGAGCGCCGTGCTCGTCGCTAGCCCGACTAACTTCATTTGTTGACCACTTTAGTCGCGTGGTAAGCGGCGCTAGCGTCTGCCATGGCTGCATTGCCACCATCTACTAGCTGGGGCAGCACTGCGTATTGAAAGACCAAACCTAATGCGATGATGATGGCTAATTTTTTCATTTTTAAATCCTCATGTTGGTTGCTGTATACTTAGTTTATCGGCGTCCCTGCCGGAACCTTTAGGGTTTATTTAAATTAAAGTTGAGATAGTGATTGCTTGTGTGTACGTCACTGGCGCACATAGGGCACGTGGGTCGTTGCCTTCTAGAATCTCAACGAGCGTCGCTAGCGTCGCGTGCGTCGGTGGGGAGGGTACTATTGATAGTGTGGCTGCGTGGGCTAGTATGTACATTTTAAATCCTCATGTTGGTTGCTGTATACTTAGTTTATCGGCCCCCCGGCGGGGACCTTTAGGGTTTATTTCAATATGCCGAAACTATTTTTTCGGCGGTTATGATGAGGGTCGAACCGTCGTCCATGATGTGGCAAACTTCGCCTGGTCTGTCCTGCGTGGAGTCCGCGTTGTGAGCGGCGCAGTCAAGCAGTTCAGTGAATGAGATATGACCTTGTTCGAAAGCGTACTCAACTAGCTCAGCGGTGGTCATATTTAAGAGTGCTTCGACTTCGATCATGGCTGTTTCCTCATAATGTTTCGTTGTTACTTAATATATCGGCGGTAAAACTCATACCTTTAGTCTTTTTTTCAAAAATATTCACTTAATTTCCGGTGGGCATAATGGGGACAATTAATGTAAAGCGTCGTCCCGGCGCTAGCGACGCCCCCGTAGCTAGCATAAGGGTCTGGGTTTTCCGCGCTATATGCTCTTTAAAAATTAAATGAAAAAAGTCCTCAAGGTATTTTTTGAGAGGCCGATATATTAAGTACCGGGGGGATAGGAGCCTGGCCCCTGGGCGACATTCCAGTGAGACTGCAAGATCTAGGCCAGGGCAGATGGCACGGTGTTTGCTATTGCAAGATCTAGGCCATCGGGTTTGGCACTGATCTTGCTTATGCACTAAGTGTGCCATCGGGTTTGGCACTGATCTTGCTTATGCACTAAGTGTGCCATCGGGTCTGGCACTGATCTTGCTTATGCACTAAGTGTGCCATCGGGTTTGGCACTGATCTTGCTTATGCACTAAGTGTGCCATCGGGTTTGGCACTGATCTTGCTTATGCACTAAGTGTGCCATCGGGTTTGGCACTGATCTTGCTTATGCACTAAGTGTGCCATCGGGTTTGGCACTGAGCGTCTTCACTGGCTGGCCCACTGAGCTCCTTCACTGGCTGGCCCACTGAGCTCCTTCACTGGCTGGCCCACTGAGCTCCTCCACTGGCTGGCCCACTGAGTGTCTCCACTGGCTGCTAGGATCAGCATACAAAAAAATTGGAGACTTTCCTAGCATGGATTTTATTGAAAGTCAACCCCCTACATATCTGCGCGCCCGTGTCAATAGTATAAAAATTTTTGGAGGGGTTGTAATTTTGTCTCAAATGTGCAACGTGAGCGTCGTGAGCGTCGTTACTACAAGAGACATGGTACCTTTTGGTGGTTTTTCTGAAATTTCGCTGTATATCTATGAAGATATTTTATCGTCCTAATCCTTTCCACTCCCAAAATAGCAATGTTGGGATAGGCAGGCGCCAAGGTACCCACCCCCTATGGTATCGCTCTCGCTTCGTGTGAGAGCCGTCAGGAGGATTTCGGGTTCTCGCACATATCCGTGGCCAGGTTTGACAGGGATCGTCGCTTGCGTCGGGCTCTCAGGCGCCCTCGTTTGATTTGGGGGGTAACTACAGCCGCTTTATCGCCGTTGGGATTGGGTTTGCGTCGTCTCTGAGTGTCCACGCTACTAGCGAGCGATCAGGCTATCAGTCGTAGGGCTTAAAATGGGGAGATGGGGGGCATCTATACGGATCAGAGGGTTAGAGAGTTAGCTTTTCTTAATAACTCTTATATAAAAAGAAGTCAGGAAAAATAGAATAATAATATATAATATTATCTTAATAGATAGGATAGGAAAGTAATAATATGATTCATAAAAGGGGAAGTAAATTTTCTCGGCCCCGACGCCCCGACGCGAGCGACGTAACCCATTGATTCATATAGAACGTATAGGACGGTAGGCTATCGTCCTTGAGCACAAAACATACAAAATCACAACGCCACACAGAAGTCAACAATTATATCGCCTAATGTGTAGGACAGCTACGCCAGATTAGTATGACGTATACCTAGATATACAGAAGGTATACGTAAGGTATACGTCATACTAATCTGGCGTAGCTGTCCTACCTAAAAACGACGTGAGCGACGTGCCGGCGCACGCAACGCCTCCAAAAATTAATTGTAAATAAAACAAATTAATCTACAAAATACCCAAATATCCCACGTTTCAACGTCCATTTTAAAAATATATTTTTCATATTGACACCACAACACAACAATGATATTGTATTACATCACAACAACAGAGGAATACTATCATGATAGATCCATTCGCAATTGCGACGATCACGACGCGCACGACGCCAGCGACGATCCCCAAGCGTCCACGTCGGCCCGTCGCCTACCACATGACAATCCCAGAAGAGTTCGTCACCGAACATGAAGAGGTCGAGTATGTGTGGACTGCTTTGTTCCTGAAGTACGTAGGGTTCACAAATCCCTATACCACATTGGCACCTTATAATTACGACCTAACAATCCTCCCCCATCCTGATGCCCCCCCATCCTCAAAGGGAAGAAGTGCGATGCGAGCGACGGACGCTATGGAGTTTATTTGCCAAGCACTCCCCAGTACGTACCGCAAAATACACGTCCTCATTGAGAAACTACCTCGGGAGCAGCAGCGCACCATGTTGGATGCCTATAAAATGTACTTACAATATGAAATAGATTACGCATCAAGCGAAATCTCACAGTTGGAGAAAAAACGATGAAGAGAAGTATGGATAAGAAGATGTACAACGCCATCGTTGCGTTGGCAGACCTCCCCGTGGAGGGGGTTGGAAGATTGATGACCCTGTATTACCACGACATTCCACATCTTAAAGTTTGGATGGATGCACATGTGGCGGAGGTCGTCACCCCATTAACTGAAGAAATAGAAGAATTAAAGAAGAAACTGGAGAAGCAGTGATGGCGTACACCCCACTACAAAACATTTTCCCACTACACAATAGATACGCTCGCGATGTGTGGGCTGCCCTTCCCCCCCGCGCCCCTATAACACCTAATCTTTTGCGGGACCAAGATGTTATCGAGGTGTTAGCTGACTCTTTTATACATAGCATTGGAGGTATATCGGTAGAGGACGTTGTCAAGGTAGTCAACCAGGATGGAATTGTTCCGCCAATTAAAATTAGATATGTATACTCTGCGTACGGCGGCGCTCTTATACGGCGCCGAACCTTTTCACTTAGGGACGCATTAGGCATCTTAACAATACCAGAGATACGTGGAGACTCTTCGGCGACGAGGTTCGGTGGATGGGACCCTGTGGATCTTTTCAAAAGATTTGGCCACGAGAAAACCCCAGAACAGGCAATTCTAATGTGGATTGCTATTGGGGAGCTATCGTACCGTGAAGTTTGGCTCTCTCCAGAGGGCGCATGGAAGATGAGCCTCTACCGAATAGATGAGATTTTGGAACAGGAAGAGCATGACTATGTGTGTGACGCGTTCGTCGGAAGTAAAAAACCTTTGGAGCGCGAAGTACCAAGCGTCGCAATTCCAACACTTATGTACCACAAACCACATGGATCAACCGCGCAACCACATATAGAGGCTGCAAAGTCTCGACTATATATGAAATACATAGAGGCAATCAAATGAACAACGAATACACACACGAAGAGAAAATGGCCGCACTAGAAGCACTACAGTTGACTGGATGGACAGACCGCGAGCTGGCCGAGCAGGGCATAGAGTGGGAGAACGTCGCACAAATCATTCGAGACAGACCGCCTAGACCTACACCTGAGCCTGAGCCCTATCAAGCGCTTGACAACACAGCGGAATCCGCCGAAGCACACGAACAGCGTGTGTTTGCGCAACTTGGAATGACTAAGGACAACATCATCGGTATGACCGACGAGCCCGACGCCAGCGACGAGCCCTTGGCGTACAACGACTCCTTCATCCACACCGATGGCCAGGAGTGGGTATATGCCACCCCATTCTTAAAAGAGATAGGACACGCAAACCCATCCAGGTCTTTGAAGCAAATGATGGAACGGGGGACATTATCCGAGAGCGACGTGAGCGACACATCGAAGCCAGGTTCCGTTCAGATTGCTAAGATCCTCACATTGGACGCGGCCATGAGGATACGTGGGTCAGGTACGTCGTTGGTGGTAGCTCCCAGCAACCGCATGACTCGGAAGGAAATGAAGGTGGTTGATTTCGTAGAGACTGCGCTAGCGACGCCCGCCTCAAAGTTGTGTTCGATGATGGCCTTCCGGGAGCTTAATGTGATGCTGTTTAAAGGGGAGATCCCAACAAGATACCTAAAGCCTTTGTTCGCCTTGGCCAACCAGATCGCCATCATCGAACACAACAAGGCAATGCCGAAAGGGTATCACGCGTACACCACCAACTCACAGAACAGCTACATGTCCCGCCCATTGTGTTTTAGGATTGGATGTGACTCAGACCCCAGCCTACCAAGCGTAGGAGAGCCCGACTTAAAGCGTTCGCTAGAAGCAATCGCCCCCCAACTTCGAAAGGGGGACATCTTAGTGCGCTCATCTTGCGACTCCCTGTACGCGATCCCACGTGAGGTCGTGAGCGGCGAGTACTTCAAGTGGAAAGAGATCCCGGGGATCGCCGGGGACTTAGCAAGCGCCGCACACGTCGTGGGCGACGATGCGAAGCAGATGGTGTTGGAAGAGAGTCGTCTGTCGGCGTTCACTCGCATGGAGAGTGCGTTCGTCAATCAGGGGAATGGGTCGTGGCACAAGCGGGCGCGGATGTACACCCCGGAACAAATGATCGATCAGTTGTGTGACCCGTCGATCCGGTTCAGCGACGGGGCGTCGCCGCGTCGTGTGCTCAAGATCGAAGGGGCGCGCCCCGACGCAAGCGACGTTTAAGAGACAGTAGGGTTTCAATTTAGAGAGGATTTGAGATGAGTAAAGAGATCGAGGCTGGGTGTTTGGTGCTGATAGTGCGCGCGTATCACAACTCCGAGGTTGGGAAGACATTCACAGTGATAGGTAAACCATCCACCCTACGACTTTGCGCTAAAGAAGTGTGGTGGGAGGTGGATGGGACAGTGCTACTACCCTTACGTGACCCACAAAGTGTTGTGAGAGGCTCGATACAATTAAATTATTTATGTGAATCTATGGTGATTAGGATAGACGACCCAGACTTGGAGAATGAGAACGACCTGGCGCAAGAGACGGTTAAGGAAGGGGTGGTACAGTAGGGTTTCAACTTAGAGAGGAAACGAGATGAGAGACAAAATAGAAGAACTTGAAAAAGAACGAGAAACTGCGATGGACTTAGCCCAAGAAAAGATCTCAGCTAAGTATGACCTACTTATCGCCGAAGAGAAAGTGCGCCGTGCTAAAGATAAGCTGAATAAGATTGAAGGCAGTGTTTATGTGCCAAAACCTTCTAGCCCAACCCCCTCCAAGAGAGAGGATATCTCTGAGGAAGATGCTTGGAATGGGAATGACAGTGGTCGCAGTTGGTAAACAGAGAGGAAAACTAGATGAGCAACAAACGAAACAAAGTGATTCAAGAAGTGATTCGGAAGGCGATTGAGGATGGGATTGTGGTAGATGGGAAGGAGGTTCTGTCTTTCTCAGTTGATGGGGATGGGACAATCAATGCGTACTCGATGCCGTCGAGGGAGCAATCAAACGACGCATCCCCCACACACCCGAGGGTCTGGGACTATACGATTAGACCTTTGAAAAATTATACCTGGGTAGGATGTGTGAAACCATTCAAAGGAAATGGTTGGAAGAAACATCTATACGACGCGAGCGGCGCTCGCTACATAGGGGATAAGAAATGAGCGTATCAACCGATGGACAACTTTGCTTTGGGAGTATGTTTGATGAGGGATATGAGTTCCCGTGGGACGAGGACAGGTTTGGTGGGGAGATTGAGTATTGGTGGCTGGAAGAGCTTGGCTGGAAGCCCCCCGTTGAGGTATATGATGAGGGCGGTAGACGGATTGACGGGGTGGAAGATTCAGACATTGCCAAATACTACGGGGATCGGCGAGCCATCCTAAAGGCCAACCCCCTCCCAGTGCAGCCAGTCAACTACTGTAGTGGGGAGTGCCCCATGTATATTTTAGCGGTGCCATCCACGTGTTTGTCGGCGTATCGAGGATATCCGAAGAGTCTTAGCCCAGGGGAGTTTACAGTGGATGATGCAGATTTGGAGTCGTTCAACATCTTTTGCAGAAACTACGACCTTCTTGAAGGTCCCACCACCTGGTGGCTAAGTAGTTACACGGGATAGAGAGGAATGACAGTGAGCAAAAAACGAAACGAACAAATAGCAGGTATCATTCTATCAAACCCAGAATATGACTTCTGGACAGCGGACAAATGTGGGGCGTTGTGGGGGTGGATGGGAACCATGCCAGAAACAAAAGGAGACATTTGGCAGTTTAAAGAGGTATGGAACCTTGACCCCGACGCGAGCGGCGCCACTCAGTTAGGGCAGGTCATACCGTTCAGAGGGTATGGGTGGGCGTGCCACCTATATGCCGGCGCATTGATATGGGGGCGCCAACAAACCATATCCACAGTACAGAACTCCCGCGTAATATGTATGAATGACCCAGCAATAGCACCACCTCCGCGTCGTGTCATACGGCCACCGGAGTTTAAGAAGATATGCAATTGCAATGCGATAGGGGCTCCGGGGCACTATCACATCGACTACGACAGTCGAATCATTGTAACAGACCGTAAACTCTCGACGGAATATGATATCAGCGGGACTGATCTATTCTGGAGTAGGCAGGCACCCCATAAAGTACACCACAAAGTGTACCCAGAAACTTGGGGTTGGAGGTGGGTGTCTGAGCTGGGATGCGTTGGAAAAGATGTGGTACAAAATTGGCGGCACCTTCACTGTGAGGTAAAGAAATGAACAAAGTACCACTGGCATTCCAACACAGCGTAGGTGGCGACGTGTACGTCGAGATCTTGCCCTATCTCCAACATCTGGGATACGGTAGCTTAGTGGCCACGTACCAAGGGCTATTGGACGATGGGACTATCCTACCTGGCCATTTACATGTATCAGAGAAATGGGGAGAGTATAGAACACAAGTGTTGTTGTCTGCCGCCCAACAAATCCCTCCCCCATCGGCAGAGGATGACATCGCTACGCTAGCTAAGCGGTTGAAGGAAGCTCGGCAAAGAAGCAAAGAGCTTAAGGAGGCGCTAACCAAAGCAGAGGATACTTGTTCGCAGTTGATAGCTAAACTACAAAAGGCGATAGGAATATGAGAACATTTAAACAAGTAGTAGAAGGGATTGGGAATGAAGGTATATATACACTGGACAAGGACGGTGAGATCTGGCACTGCCCAGACTTTGATTCTCCAGAGTTTCTAGTTGCTGACAAAACTCAGTTTGATTGTTGGCTGCCATACCCCCGCACACCCCTCCACATAGTAAGAACATATACCTTGGCGGAGGACCTTGAAGATTTAGTGGATACAAGCGAATGGGATACTTCCATCGCACAAATCTACGAAGGGCGGTTTGAGATGCTCGAGCATGAGTAGAGTGCTTCCTTGGATAGCAATTGTGGTTTTCGCAATTGCTTTGATCACGATGTTCCAGCTAGGGCTGCACTTCCTGGCTGGAGTGGTTAGACTTTTAACATAGGAGGCAGAGGGGTGAAATTAGAGGATATTAAAGAAATATATGGAATAAGAAAAAATAGCCATGAGAAATACCAACAGAAAGTTGCCAACGACGCGAGCGACGTGGTTAAGTTAAAAAAATTCTCCACATCGAAGTTCACTTCGGGGGGCGTAACCCAAACCGGCGAGCAATGGGCCACCGAGTTGGGGACGACACCTAAAAAGCTGGAGGCAAGGGTGCGCAATATGGCGCGCCAGTATTCGTGCGCGACCTTTGAGGATATAATAACGACGCACCGAAGTGGGTTAGCTAGGAAGGCACACCTAGTATTCGGCAGTCCAGAGTCGATCAACAGCGCGGTATGTAAGTACCGACTACCGATAAAGGATGTGACCGAGCGGTTTAAAAGAAACGGGGATTTGGAAGCGTCAATCGCCGTGCTTCTGCTGACCAAGCACTGGGAGATAGATAAATGAAAAAAGAACGCGAAGTTTATAAGGACACGACGCAAGCGGCGTTGCTTAAAGAAGGGGGCAAGCAAGGAGCCGTCGCTAGCGCCGTCCTTTCCACGATGATGGAAGGTGTTGGACCACCAAGAATCCCCCTGACGCAATGGAAAGAGTTTGTGGCGATGGCTATTGAATGCCGAAAGCCTGGGCAGTATACCGTAGACAGAGATGGCACGGTATGTTGGTGGTCACTGACCGCCGATGTGGTTGCGATAGACGCTCAACCATGGGAAGAAGGTTGGCAGAATAGCAACCCCCCATATGAGGCAGCGGAAATAGGATGCCTCTCTCCGTTCGATGGCTGTGAGTGGATCGCATACCACATTGTTGCACCGGATGGGTGCGCATGGAAAACGTTTCCCGAACCCGAATGGGATGTGCGGGATCAGATTGACGCGGCGTATCACCAAGAATCTTTGGAAAAACAATGGAGTAAAGATCATGAGTAAAAGAACTGGGTTTAAGGGGATGAGGAAGCACCCACGGTATGTTGTTTGGAATTTAATGTTAACATAAGCAAAGCTTGGCAACATACACCACCTCCCATCACAAAGCAGATAGTTATAGAGGATTGACATGAAAATAAAAATCGGATTTGAAACCATCCAAGATTACTTAGAGTTCATCGACGAAGAACTTATAACCATCCTAGAGAACGACGCGAGCGACGTTGATTTTGAAGATCAAATGATGTGTGTCGTTTTGGAGTTCAAGGCAACCCCCGACGTGGCCACGCTGCGTAGTATCGAGGACACTGTGAAAATCCATGGGGGAGTGATGTCAAATGAATAAGGAGATACTAGACGCGATTACCGCGATAAGCAAACTAGACAAAAGAGCCATGGACAGAGTTATGTCAGAGTACTCAAAAGACATTCCGGAATTAAATACTTGGCTGCTAGAGTTTGGAAATCTGCAAAAACAGGAAGGATATAACTCAGGCAAGGCAGCCGCCAAGGACCACTCACATGATTGATGACAACGTGAGCGACGTCCCGCCGAGCGCGAAGTTTATTTTTTCCATCGGTGATTTCGATGACTTCGCAATCACCGATGGGGAGGACGTAGTATACCCCCTCATCCCCATCATCGACAAACTTGAGTTACATAACCACGAGAAAATCGTTGAAATTTTCAGACCTGAGTTATATGCAAAAGGAGAGGACTACCCCGATAGGTATGAATTTACGTTGTGCCTAACACGGGCGCAATTGGTATACATCTTACAAACAGTTCGACCACTAAACTAGGAGATTGATATGACCAAAACTTTACACAACTCGGATGCGTCCGGCGCAAGAAAAAATGTCAAAGATATAAAAATTGTAGGTGATGGCGATATGTTTCGTTTGCTTTGCAAAGCTTCCAGCGAAAAAGAAGGATGGATGAAAAGCACAAAAGCGCTAGAAGTCCCTGGCGGTTGTTTAGTACAGGTGACTACACAACAGCGAAATGAGGATGGTAGCTACGCTGTCGCAGAGGCGTTAAGTTTTGTACCAAACGTAGGGATAATTAATGATATTAATGGTGGGAGGAGATTGAAATGATAAACCGAGTCACACTAAATGGAATAATGGGAGAGTACAAGTGTGACGAACTAAACGGTTGACATCCTAATCAGCCCCTAAGGATGGGGGCACATACTAGTCACTTACTTCAAAGAGGAAACGATATGAATAAAACAGCGAGTTTTTCGAGAGGATTTATTTGGGCAGGCGTAGCCAAGATTTCACGCAACAGGGAGTGGAGTAGAGGCGCACATAATCCCATGTTATCACGCAAGAGAATTCAATACCTAAAACGAGAGTGGGAGATACAATCCCCCACCCACTACTGTATAGTATTAGAGCGCTAGCTTCTTCAACACATACGAAGCAATGAACGTAACATTTACAGTGCCAGTGGCGACGTTAGCGTTGACCCATACATCCGTCTTCTCTCCGAGAGCGACGCTCGCGTCGAACACGCGCTCCACATCGCCACTGGAGTCGTCAACTTTGAAGAACTCGAACGTTCCTGCGAATGGGGCAGTGACGATGTCCGCCCCTCCACGCACCATAAACTCTGACATGACAGTCTTACTAGCATCGTGGTTTAGTTTGGAATTCTGAAATTTCATAGAAAACCCACGCGGTACAGTGAACACCGCCTGTTGGGAGAACCCAATGTCTGGGTTAATCACATCAAGCAACGTCCCACCCGTAGTTTCTATGTTGATCGTACCTACATTCCTCCCCCCGTAGGTGCCGGTTAGAATGCATGTTGCGCCATTGATCCGGTTGATAGTGATAGCGGAATCAGCAGAGGCCGCAGCTCCGGCGGTAGACAAGAGTATAAATTGTCGATCCCAGTTTGAGTCCAGAACATCCAAGGCTACGACGCGGGCGCCGGACCCCGCCACGTCGTCAGCGGCGTTCCCTCCGGCACGAATTCTCACCGCAGTGGGGGCCAATAGGAAAGGATAGATAAGAGATTCCCCCGCCCCTCCCCATACTGTTTGGGTGGTAGTTCCAATCCCTGTCTGTCGAGCATTGATGAGCCCAGTAGTAAATTGGCCATTGTCCCCAAAAGTGGAAGTAACGAAGAAGTCTTCAGCTACCGATACCAAATCGATTTGCTTCTTGCCGTATAGCATTATATTTTCTCCATCACTGAACCAGTTACGTGGATAGCATCAGGGGTTGTAGGGGTAATGACTAGGTAGTCCCCGCCCTCAAGGGACCACTTCCCCGGTAGGGGGAACGCGTCGGTGGGTGTGATTTCTAAAGATTCGACGATAGTGAAGAATGCGTTCTCACTGCTATCGTATAGGTCTACTTTACAGTAGACCGTGTTCGATGTTTTGTTGGCGATGTTGATACTGGATACCACCGCTTCGGCGCCGGCAGGGACGACATATGGAACGGCTGAGATAAATCCCGAAAATACATCCCCACTTAGGGACGTTCCTATGAACAATGTCCCATTCCGAGAAAGTAGGCTCAAGACCTCAGTAGCCCCCGCCAAAACCCCCGTATCATTCCAGGTAACTCCTAGATCAATAGAAGAAAAAACCTTTCCTCCAGGGGCGGTTCCGGCGTATAGTGTGCCGTCTACTTCCAACAAGCTCCACACGTCAGTAGCCCCCGCCAAAACCCCCGTATCATTCCAGGTAACTCCTAGATCAATAGAAGAAAAAACCTTTCCTCCAGGGGCGGTTCCGGCGTATAGTGTGCCGTCTACTTCCAACAAGCTCCTAACATCAGTAGCCCCCAACAAATTCCCAGTGTTATTCCAGGTAACCCCTAGATCGGCAGAAGAAAAAACATCCCCACTAGGGGATGTCCCTGCGTACAAAGTGCCGCCCACTGCTAATAAGCTCCATACCAACCCCGCTCCCGCCAGGGTCCCAGTGGCATTCCAGGTGGCCCCCAAATCGACAGAAGAGAAGACATTCCCACCAGGGAGAGTACCTGCGTATAACACACCCCCATCCTCTATTAGGCTTAAGACGTGTGAGGCCCCCAACAAATTCCCAGTGGCATTCCAGGTAACCCCTAAATCGGCAGAAGAAAAAACATCCCCAGCAAGCGACGTCCCGGCATATATCACACCGTTAAAATAGATCAACGCAAACACCTCAGTGGCCCCTGCCAAAGCCCCAGTATCGACCCAAGTGGTTCCCATATCGGTAGAAGAAAAAACTTTCCCGCTAGAGGATGTCCCGGCGAATAGTATACCGTCTACCTCTAGTAGACTCCACACAGCGACAGCCCCAACCAAGTCTCCTGTGCCGGAGAAGACTTGGTTGGTGGGGAGATTTCCATTAAATGTTCTATAGGTTACTGTCATATTCCTAGTGCCCCATTCATATGAAGCACGCACAACTCTTCTTGCACTGCGGCCTCTGATGTTAAAATTCTGTCCGCACTAAACAGCTCAGTGACCGTCGTGCCTAAGTCATTAATTACTCTATGGAGAGTATCATCCGCTATGTGAGTTTGAATGTTAGCGTTCGCAGGTTCCTTAGTGGCCAACCTGGCTATGATCTCTGACGCACTAAACAGCTCAGTGACCGTCGTGCCTAAGTCATTAATTACTCTATGGAGAGTATCATCCGCTATGTGAGTTTGAATGTTAGCGTTCGCAGGTTCCTTAGTGGCCAACCTGGCTATGATCTCTGACGCACTAAACAGCTCAGTGACCGTCGTGCCTAAGTCATTAATTACTCTATGGAGAGTATCATCCGCTATGTGAGTTTGAATGTTAGCGTTCGCAGGTTCCTTAGTGGC